AAGAACACAGGAGTGTCTGGAAAATTCTTTTGGACCCAGTTTACCTTATCATACATAGCGTACTGTACATCATTCTTCCTGGGTATAGCAGTTAAAAAAGCGACCCTATAGTCTAGTTTTTTTGCTGTTTTGTGGCACAAATCGTATAATTCTGTAGCATAAGGAGTGGGTTTTAAATCCCTATATAGTCTAGGGTTCTCTATCAGTACTTTCCACACGTTTTGTGGGTATTTCCCTTCACTAGGTCCAATTCCTAGTTTTTGATGTGCATAACGGTCAAAGTCTGCGACCACACCGTCCATATCGATATAAAGTGAATTCATTTCTTCATTAATCTTGAAAGCATTTGTGAAACTAGATTGTCTTGAGTTCGTAGTTTTATTTCCAAACTACTGAGTTTATCTTTTAGATACGAAACTTCTGAATGTAGATGTTGCACTGTTTGTTCCTGCTCTCTAAGTTTTTTATCTTGACTTAGTAGATTAGGACGAGGCGGAGCATTAGGGTCCACGGGACGCTTTTTCTTTGCTCGCATAACTTTAAACATGTCGCTCATATAAGATATTTATCGTCGGGTATACTAGGGAACTTAATTGCTACTACTTTGGTATCTTTAATGTAGTAAGCTCTGTATTCTTCTCCAGGTTCGCTTAGATAAACATCGCCAGGACCGAACGCTACATCGTTAATTATCATTAGTCCTTCAGTGACCAATTGTAGTTCTGTTATTATTTTGTGCTTGTGCGGAGTGTCCACTTTGCCTGCAGGATTCTCTTGCCAGCATGCTTCAAAGTCCTTTGTACGAACTAGTGCTTTTTCGAAGTCCCCAATAAACCATCCTCTGTCACCAGCATCACTCAGTTGCAACTTTTTCATCTTGGGCTTCCGGTACTACTAGTTCTAAGTTAGGATTGATCGACTTGACTGCATCGTGTATGTACTGCGTGTAGTCTTTATAGTAATGTTGGAACAAGGACGGAAAGTCTTTGGTAGTGCTTAAACTGTTGCGCACAACTTCTCCGTCTATTAGATTAAGAACAACCTGCGACCCTATTAGGTCTTTGGTTCTAACCTTGTTAGCAACCTGCACTTGCTCGTCCCATTGCCAGTTGCCTGGGTCCTGCATATAACCTTTGAGGTGTGTCATATTAGGATTCTTTGGTCTTTGTGTGTACTTTGCTATTAAAAATATGCCTTTCATGATATTTGACCTAATTCCGTTAGTGTTGCACTTAAATTGATTTCAAAGTCTGCAACCAGACTGTGATTCACTGCACCCTTGCGTATTGCCAGTATAGCTTCATCTTGTCCTTCTGGAGTAGCACTCCACAGTTCCAAGTTCTGATACATCCAAGTAAACAGTTCTTCCATTTCATCTGCACTGGCACTAGCACACAGTTTCTGCCTGCCTTCTCTAATCTTACCTGCTTTGAACAGTTCAACAACTTCCAGTTTGTAATCACCGGTGCCACTGTCCTTGCTGTTGTTAATAATCAGTTTACCAGTTACACTGTTCATTTGTAACATCTTCAAACAGTTTCGCAAGTCTGGATATGTTGCTTTTACATAGCTGTCCAGCGTATCGATGTCAAACTCAACGCCTTCGCCTAACAGTACCTGTGCGGCTCTTGTTGTAAACTCTGTTGTGTCTGTTTTGTCTATAACAATCTGTGTGCTTCTGCTTTTCAGTGGCGTAATGATCTTGTGTGCCAAGTTGGCAGTAAGTATAAATCTTGCCTGACTTTGATATGTTTCCATAAGTCCACGCAAGATTGCTTGTGCATTGTGCGACAAATAGTCTGCCTCATCTAACAGCACAATCTTCAATTCGCCAAACGGCAGTGTGCTAACAAAGCCCTCAATCTTGCTCTTCAAAAAGTCTACACCATTGTCTCTACTTGCGTTGACCTGTAAGAAGTCATAATCATCAATGTCCAACACGTTAACTAGAATTTTTGCTAGTGTTGTTTTGCCAGTACCAGCAGGACCAGTCAACAACAAGTGTGGGATTGATTTTTCTTTAACCATGTATTCAATCTGTTCCCTGGTGTTAGGATCAGTAAACACATAACCATCTAGTGTGTTGGGTCTATATTTTTCAGTCCAAAGTTCTTTCATAAGTTATCTTTATGTAAGCAGAGCAAGTCTTCGCAAGTGCGTGTGCTAGGATCTACTTCTGCCATGGTTTCAGGGTTGAATGCTACGTATCCACAATCTTCAATGGTTTCAAACAGTTTTTTGCTGGCCCACGGACTGTATGACGAAAACCATTCAGTGAACAGCACAGGTTTATACTTTAACAGAATATCTCTACTGCTTGCAATGATTTCGATATCATGTCCCTCTGTATCTGTTTTGATAAATCCAATTGCGTCTTGTTGTTCTTTGGTTAGATGCTGATTAAGCATTGTTTCCAGTGTCATGGTACTGACCTGAATTGTGTCACCTGTTTTCTTATCTATGTTCTGCTGTGTTCCTAGATCAGCCTGCTTGACAATTCCTCCATTGCACATCATGTTTTGATGGTCACCAAAAGTAACCATGGCCTCATTACTACTAGACACTGCATCCATAACTGGTATCATAGTTGCCAAGTGATCATTCATTCTACAGTTCATTTCCAGGTATGGATAAATGGTTGGATTCGGCTCACTGCTCAACACTGTGCCGCGACTGAGAACTGCCATTGGTACAGCAGTGTCGCCACTATGTCCACCGATGTCAATACAGGTCATGCCAGGAGTAATCCACTTGTCCCAATGTTGCTGTCGCATGTAGTATTCAAACAGCACTTGCCATTCTGGACTGCCGTCTTTAAAGTGATCCATACGTAGCCAGTAGCAAACGTCTCCTGGGTAGCCATAGTCTTCAAGACTGAGGCGATAACACTTCTTTAGACCAAAGTCCAACTGCATTATACCATTTCCTCATATACGCCCAATAATTCTGCTACTACAAATCCTGCACCTGCCCACCAAACTTGTCCACTCATCAAGAATAGACCAGCAACAATTCTAATTGCGCTTTTAGCAAAACTGATGTTTTTGTGTTTTACCGGGTCTGGGTGTTTTGTTTTTTTAGCGTTCGCCATACTTTTTCCTTTTCCATTTCGTCGAGCCACTCCTGTTCTCCAGTATAAGTGGACGCTTCTTCTAGCATTTCATCTAGTATAAATTTTACACGATATAGGTCTTGTTTGCAACCCCAAGTTTCAAATCCTGTTGCATACTTGTCGTGCATTGCACGGTTGCATTTCCTAAGTTCGTGTGTAATCTTTTCTACACTCCAATCTATAATCATCGCTCCACTCACGCTATGCGTAGTCTCTAGTTTTGCGTTCTGCATGTACAGAGTTTGCAATTGATTCTGAATTAGGCTCTTCGTCACTGACCATCATGATTGCATCTGGATCAGCTCTACGTATAGTAAATTCTTCACCGTCTTTTGCAATCTTAATACCACGACTCCATCGTCCGTGTTCTAATAGTACCCACTGTCCCACGGTGATCTCTGTTTGTGTTGGGCCCACAGCATATACCTTTGCCCAACGTGGACGTATACCATCTGTTTTGCCGTCATCACCTAATAGCACAATACCACTGTCTAGTGTACGTCCTTCGAAGCTCATATCACGAACAATTATATTGTTGTGTAGCGGTTTAATTGTCTTGCCTTCGAAGTCGAGACGAAATTGATATCCAATGTTTTGATCGAATGGATTCTCTACTGCCATGTGTATTTCCTTATTGAGTTATGTTGTAATAAATTTAACTAATGTAAGTTTGTAATAGATTCACTTAAAATCGACTAACTTTTTTCTTTGGTGGCTCTGGTTTCTTTGGTACCAGATCTTGATCTGCTTTAGTTTCTGTAACTGCTGATGCAAGACTACCTCTAATCATTGGTCTGGTTTTGGGTTCCTCTGGCGTTACGTCTGGTGCAGGTTCTACCCAATCATCTACTAGTTCTTTTTTATTGTTTACAGGTTCTTTTGGTTGTGGAGGATTATCCGTTGCTACAGGCGTATTTAATTTGTAATAGTCCTGCATTACCTTGTCTTTGGTTTTTTCTATTACACCACCTGGGCCCAGTTGGTCTCCTCTGGCATTGATACCCATATTGCCTATCGCTATTTCGCTTTCGTTTGCAGCCAACAGTGAATCCATGTTAACTTGTTTTCCGTTTGCTGTTCTGTATACTTTTGGCATTTTTATCTCCTTATGCGCTGATATTTACCGTAAGAATTCGTGGATGTCGAGATTATACTTTATACTGTTTATCTTGTGGGCGCCTAACAAATACAGTACGTAACTGGCTACACTTGAACCTCTGCCCACTCCCCAAACAACATCGTTTTTCCTCCAGGTGTCTATGATATACTTTATTTGTTTTAACAAATCAAACATACCACGTTCCTGATACATCAACAATTCCTTTCCTACACGTTCTACTTCTTGATCTGTATTACATTGTTCAATTAACCATTTGGCAATATCCAAGTTCAGATACTCTGCAGGCATATCCCAACTGTCTTGCATCTTTCGATCAAACTCTTCTACATCTAAATCTGTACTGGTGTACTCTTTTAGTTTATTAAATCCAGCAAACAAGTTATCAACTGCACTGTTAAACTGCGCAGGATCATTTACAAATATTTGTTCTATACTTGCTTGTGGATTTTTGTATAGCAAGTCACATAGTTCGTCTACTTCTGCAACTGCTACACCAAACTTATCATACTTCATTTTTTATCATCCAAAAACGTCCTGGTAATATTTCCACAGAACAAGTTTTTTCATTAGCATATTCCGTTATGGCGTCTATAGTGCCTTGAAAATCAGGAGCATAATCATCTCCACACACTACTGGAACATGTTCAAATAATCTAAGCATATCCTTGACTGCCTGATAATCATGGTCTCCATCGTAATAAACTAAATCCCAATCTGTTATAACATCTTTGCCGCCAAACCAGTCTATGGTATTTTCTTGCCAGATTTTTTCAATCAAATAAAACTTTGGGTGTTGTTGAATAATTTTATCAAATATGTCACGATGTTGGATATTTTCTTTTTCTACATATCGAGCATATTGATAAAATTCTTCTTTGTTATCAATTAATTTCGATGCAAAAAATAAGTACTCGTTGGTCAACCCAAAAGTGTCAAGAATGAAGAACTTAGTGTCGGATGGCAAAACATTTAGCCAGGCCCAAGTACTTCTGCCCCACCCACATCCTATTTCTAATACATTAGGAACTTGGGGCAAAAGATTAGCTACATCTTTATAAAGTTCATGTTGGACATCCGTAGTCCAACCAGGAATGTCGTTGGCTGAAGTAATATTCGGCCATATGTTCATCTTTTCTTACCAATATCAATTAAGTCTTTGAACTTGTCGTCTTTACCAGCCAAGTCATCCAACATTTTTTTGTTGCGCTTATTCAGCTCATCTTGGTATGATTCCATAATCATGTTCAATTGGTTAATCATCTGTTGATTGCCCATGCTGTATGCTTGGTTTAACCTCTGCATAATATCACTGTGTTTTTTCTGTACTTCTTCGTCGCTTAGGCCGTCTAATTTATCTATCAGCGGATGCATTATACATCTCCAGTTTACAAGTCACCTTGTTTACGGTTTTCAGAATGAAATGCATCAAACTCACCACCGGGGTAACGTGCTTTTAATTTATTTACATTTTCTGCAATCACATCATTTGGATCTAAGTTCAACGCTCTGCAAGCATTAATCCAATACCACATGATATCACCTAGTTCACGTTTCATGTGAAAGATGTTTTCTTCGTTTACTGGTTTGCCCTGGAACACAATCTTTTTGGGTATTTCTGTAAATTCGCCACACTCTGCGGCCAACCCCATTGCGGCTGTTAACAACAAACTTGGATTAACTGTTGTATTGGTATTAATGTCAGTCAGCCGTTCTACTAACTTGTCTGGATAGTTTGACTCTGCTGAAGTTACTTCACGAACAAAGTCTTGATACTTGTTCAAATCAATTTGCATAAAAGAAAACTCCTAGTTATGCAATAGTATATACTAAAACACCACTAGGAGTCAACTGATTTGTGTAAATTAACTTATGTTCTTAACCAAGCTGTTACACCAGTGCTGTATTGTAAGTTAACAGCAACATTGCCAGTTAAGGCTGTACCAGTTCCTACCCACTTAACAGCGCCAGCAGTGTTGCCAGCAAAGTTTTGAACAGTTAATGTAGTAATGTTCGAGTGGAAAGACAATGTAAGTTCTTGACCGTCTAACGCAACGGTTGGAACAGTAACATAAAGATTGGCAATAGTTGCGGAATTTGCTGTATCAATATGATAGGTTCTTACTTCGTTGTTAACAAATAAGTTTGCACCATTTGCAACTGTATGGTAAGCATAGTTTGGACTAATTGTACCATCTTGGGTAGTTAGGTTACCTTTTACGGTTAGTCCACTGTTTACTGCGTTTCTGTTTCTGGTTAGATCTTGTATTTCAATTGTAGTACCGGCATCAACTGTGCTAAACTCAAACAAGTAATCATTTGAATTTGCTATCTCGTCAGCATTAAATGTTATAACACTACCACTAATACCGGCAACGGTATCTTTGTCACCTAACGAAACTGCCGCTGGCAGTGTAAGTGTATGAGCGATATTGCTTACATTGACCCAAACTGCAATTTTGGCTTTTTGCCCGGAACTGTTTGACGGGAAAGTAAATGCTAGTGTTGTAGCACCACCTAAGGTAATCTTTTGATAGTTGCCGTTAGCAAAATCAATAGTAGTAGCACCACTTACTGAACCAACATTATTGTATGTTTCTCTCCAACTAGTCAATGAGGCGTTGGTTATAACATTACCAGCCAGATCATTACTGAGCGTGGTATTGGTTAAAGCAGACTTTAGTACTGCTTTGTTTTGTAAGTCTTCTAACTCAGCTTTAGCAAAAGTAAGATTGTTACGTATGTTTGTGAAATTATCGCGGAAACCTTGGCTGTCATTATCTTGACCAGCGACCGGATATGTACCGTCGACATTATTTGGGTTTACTTGGCTTGTCATTTATACAAATACTCCATTCTGTGGGAACTTGATATATTTATCCTCTGTTTCAGGTTCCATATATTTGTCTCTATTATTACTGAAAGCTGTGCCCCCACGAACACCTCCTACAGTAGGATCTCCTTCTTTGCTAGTCATACTGCCACCATCAAATGTTGTTTCAGTTCCTTGCGCCTCTGAAAACACTAAGAAAGTTGGTGTAGCCTCTCCTCCATCAAATGTATATTGTAATGTAGACGATGGGTATGTTCGACCGCCGCGAACTTTTACTGTTTGATTTACAAATATTTCGCTTATAAACTCTAATCTTATTTCTTGGTCACTACCTGCATCCAGTCTTGAATGTTCAAAACCAGGTATAGTTTCATCAAACCCTATCGATTCGTCAAAACCTTCATCTGGTATTGTTTCGTATGTTATTTGCCACACTCCGCCCCGCTGGTTTACAGAACTTAATCCTGACTGTTTTTCTAAATATCCATATATGAATGTTGTACCATCACCGCGGACCCAACCGTCGTTGACTGCTTCAGTGTCAAACCCAAATTGTTTAGCAAAGATTATTTTTTCAAATGGTTGAATGTTAGTAACACCGTCTATAAGTCCTAGCAATTTTACTCTACTTAGTAACTCACTGTCTATGCTATTAAACGATTTGCTAACTGCATAGTCAACTGAAGCGGTACCATTGAATTTGATCCCTGCGCCTGCTGATGCAGTAATATTTGCACTTAATGTTAAGTTTTGTGAGCCCACGTTTTCTTGTACGTTGGTTATAAACACATTATCGTCTATACCAGACGATAACGTATCTACACTTGATAACGTCCAGCCATAACCAATTTTTAGGTTATCCGAAACAACAATAGCATTTGCATTAGTAACTGAGCCTACAACTGATGTTGTGATTACATCCGTTCCTGCATTAAGATCTACTAACTTATCAAACGTTGTGTCTCTGCTAGGTAAGAACTTATTAGTCGTAGTGTCAAAGAACTTACTTAGTGAGTTATCCCATTGATATCTGTCCACCGTGAATGGGATAGTATTTAAAGTAAACCCACTATTCCTTAGTCTATACGCTATTAGTTCGGATGCACCTGGGTTTGTGTAAACCAATGGCACTGCTCTAATAAGCCCCAATACCTTACCATTGGTTTGTACACTGGTCATCCAACGGGGCAAAGCACCGCTGTTGGTATAACCTAAACCTGTTTCTAATCGCTTTTGCATGTTAGTAAAGCTATTGGTATAAATGGTATTACCATACTCAACACCGTTTTGAATGTATGGGTTAGTGTTTGTGAGTGTAGTACTAAGCGGTGGACTATTTCCTGCAAACATTTGATTGTCAATAATGTCTGCATATACCACTTCGTATTCTACATTTCCGCTTGAGTCCAATGCTCTAGCTGTTTTAATTGCACCGAAGTTAATACTTTTTGTATAATGATTAAGTGCTATAGTCGACACCATTTCAGATGCTTGTGCAACACTTAAACCAGCTGAGAATAAGAATTTAATATTTTTTTGTATTCCAAAGTAAGCATCATCTGGTCTATACACATTTGCAGGCGGAACAAAAGAAGGATTTGTCACAGTATTAACATATGATCTTCTTTCTGTATTATCTGGCAATGCTTTTAGATATAGATTTTCGTAAGGTGCTAAGTTTCTAGACTTGATAAACACCCTAAAGCTCTTAGTAGCACTGCTTGTACCATCTCGTGTTGTTGCTTTTACAGTAAACCTACAATTCTGATCAAACGTCGTTGTACCACTGTCTATAGCTGTGGTAATTGCATTACTTGTTGTAGATCTTACTTTGGTTGTAGTGTCGTTACTGAATGTTAACAGCGTTCCTTGCACAACATAAATTGCTGGTTGCACCTCTACAGTTTTACTATCTACTATTGCAGTTATCTTACACCCTGCCGCTACGCCTATGCCTTGCACACTCATTCCTACTTCTAAATCTGTTGTGCTGGTCACTGGCAGATATCCTACTGCCGCATCTAAACTAAAGTATCTAAAAGAAACACGCCCTACTAAGTTTCCGGTACTCAGTACTTTTAAACCTTGTGGGATTCTACGATAAGGCTGGTAAACTGTACTGTATTCTAATTCTTTACCTAATGTATTGTATGCGCTAATAGATAGTTTACTTACAGCACCGTTATCCATTATGCCTAAATTTTCATTAGTGTTCCATATAATTTGTTCGTTCAGAGTACGTTGTACTGTTATGCTGAATACAACAGGGTCACTCTTTACCCCTGGATCTAGTTCTCTGAATGCTCTGACAGATACATTGTATGTTTTAGTTTCTTCAGTCTGGGTAGGCAAGGTACCAAACAGCCAACCTGTGTCTCGGTTAATTGTTAACCCGATCGGTAGTCCTTCAGCACCTTGATCAAACAGCAATGAATCAAAACCAGTACCTGGCGCAATATATAGAACAGTGATTACATCACTGGCACTAGGTGTTAGACTTGTAAACGTTAAGTTTGTCCCTGACGTGGTATAGTCTATAGTGGGAAGATATATCGTATCGTTTATTCTTACACTGATGTCAACTGCGGCAGCCGCGGTGTCTAGTGTGTAAGGTCCAGTACTACCGTCACCATTAAGTGTTTGTATTACAGGGGTATCAAGTTGATCTAATCCACTAAAAGCAAGTTCTGCAACTTCCCATTGTACGTCTTTTGCCTCTGGGTCGTATGCAAGGAATTTGTAAGCAAGTGTGTCCCCGGCTACACGTGCAGGAAGGCTATCCGGAGCGTTAAGTATGATTGGACGATAACGGTTATCATGATCAATTGTAATAAATGTATTATTGACAACGGTGATATCGTTATCAGCAGTAAAGTTTGACTTGCTTACAATTAATGTTCTAACATCTACTGTATCAAATTTTCCACCATCAGTAACTTCTACTCTAAAATTAAAGTATTTGTCTGTGCTTTCAGGTAATGCATCAAAAATAATTGTTTCGTATGCAGCCGCTTCGTATCCTAGATCATCAATATTAGCGGCAATGATATCAACATAGCCAGATAGTAATCCTGTTGAACTTAGTGTTGTGCCTGGAGGTAGGTCACCTTGGACCACTTTGTAAGTTGCTGTGGCACTAGGGTTGTCATTTATAGTTACAAATTGATAACTTAAAAATTCGCCATCAAAGAATGCACCAATCAAGTCCGGACGTGGGAAAATTTGTGGGCCAACTGCATTGCTGACTGTTAGTGTAAAGGATCTATCTGCGACGTCACCGTCGTCATTGGAGGCTCTGGCAGTAAAACTATATGCTTTGCTTTGGTTAACTGCACTAAGAATCGTCGGAGCACCGCGGAATTCACCTGCACGTGTTATGTACATTCCACCTGGAAGCTCACCTGCAATTAAACTATAAGTTAATGGTTGACTGTCGCTGTCTGTTGCTGATAATTGTAACTTAAAGTACTGGGATTCAGGTATTGTTCCCAAATCACCTTTAGCGGTTACCCATGTAATTGTGCTCATTTATAACACCACTATTTCAATAACTCTTTCTACAGTTTCTGCGCTGGTGTCTAGTGCAACACCAAATACTCTACTGTCGCCTACTTTTGCACATCCGTTGTCTGCCGGTACTAGCTCGTCACCTTTGGCAACTGCACCTACTACACGACATGGTACACGCCCTTTTAGTGCAACTGCTTGTCCATCTCCATCTTTGTTCATTAAGAACGCTGGTGCTGTAGATATAACACCAATTGCTCGTTGACCTTCTGAACTTGCTGTTACTTCTGCTGTGCCACCAACTACAACAACTGTACCTGGTGCATAGACTTGGTCCGTGGTATATTTCTCAGCCAAGTCAGCATATAGAGCTTGTGTTGATGTACCTATTAAGTAGCTTGCAGATACATTACCAGTAAACACACCTGTATTACTTGTTATAGCAGTCACTGCATTAACTATATTACCTTGCACTGTGTTAGTTACATTTACATGATTTGCGGCTATGTTTCCTGTGCTAGTTAAATCGTTTGTTGTTTTATTAAAAATTAATCCTGCGTCACCACCAAGAGTACCGTTATCGTTAAACTGTACCTGTGTATCTGCTCCGCCTACACTAGCAAATGGAGCACTGTTGCCTGACCAAAAAACGCCAGCATCAACGTATAACTTGGCTGATCGCACATCTCCGCCAACGCCAACACCACCTGATCCAGTGACTACGATAGCACCGCTAGTTTTACTACTAGATGCTGTTCCACTAGTATATACAGCATTTGCTGTAAAATTAGGAATACCACTAAATTGCGGAGCACTTGCAATAGTGGTTACATCTAATGTACCTGCATGTACTTGTGCCCATCTGGCTGTGTTCTTGTCGCCCAACCAATGTGTATTAGTAACACTTGGCATTACGTTACCACCAGAAGTAAAGATTCCTGAAGTTACTAAACTTGTTAGTGTACCTAAACTGGTAACACTTGGTTGTGCATTTGTTTTCAGTGTACCTAATAGGTTTCCACGGAATGCCGCATTGGTGCCAACAGCGTGTATGTCACTTACAAAGGTATTACCCGACACACCCAATCCACCTGTAATAATCACAGCACCAGTTGTTTTACTGGTTGAAGCTGTTGCTGATTGGAATGTAGTCGCTAGTCCAACAGTACCACCATTGAACGCACCAGCTGAAGTTACAACTGGACTACCGTTAATATAAATCGTGTCTGCACCACTAAAGTTCATGTTTCCAACATGGAAGCCTCTAACGGTAATATTGCCTGTACTGACTGTACCTGTGTTGGCAGTTACTAAGTTTCCAGCAATGTGTACATTACCAGCAACACCTGTGCCACCTTTAACTATTAATGCACCTGTTGTGCTCGAAGTTGATGACAGTGTGTTGCTCAACATCAATTGACCAAACTGTACATTACCTGGTGTGCCTGCTGTAACAACATTTGACGCAACAGTTGTGTTGTCTAAGTAGACTAAACTTTCTGAAGTGTTCTGCCATCCAAGGAAGAATTTCTTTTCAGCAACATCATAGTATTGTGCGGCAATACCAATATCTTTGCCGTCGTCACTGCTGAGTCCACCACCATCAAAGTGTAGGTCCAAAATAGGAGCACTTGTGTTTTGACTTGCACTGCTGGATTGTGAGCCACTAACACTCAAGTTACCCACAATAGTAACATTACCTACAATGGTTGCACCGTCCTGGCTAACAAACAAATTACCATAACTGGTAACTGTGTTGCCCACAATACTGTCTGCATTAACATAAGATGAAGCAAGGACATAGGTGTTGGATACAATGTACCCACCAGTTACACTTGCGGCACTGATTATGCTTTGTCTTGTGCCTGCAAATAGCCCTTCGTTAAATGTTTGAAAATTGTCATTAACAGTTCCAAACGCAGACCGTATAGTATCACCGGTTCCGTCGTTTGCTACTGCTCCTGTGTTAATGTTAATGTACGCCATTTTTTATCCGTTTTTAATATTTACTTGTTTAGTATCTACCTACTGCTACTTCAATTAGTGCAACAGAGTTGTCTTCAATTATTTCTAAGCTCTTACCAATAACACATCCCGGCTGATACTGTGTCCTGTCCAATGCTACAGCAACACCTGGCGTCGCGCTTGTTACTAGCAGTGTACCTTTGTTAACTGGTCCTTGAACCATACACGGTAAACGTCCTGTAAGTCCAACTGCAACACTTCCGCCGCCTGTGTTCATCAAGTAGGCTGGATTTGTACTAACAATACCTGCTACTCTTTCATCATGTGATACAGTTGTAACTGTAACTTCCTGTTCACCGCCAAATACCAATACAGTACCTGGATCGTATGTAGTATCTGCCTGATAATTCTCTGCCAAGTCAGCATATAGAGCTCCAGTAGCAGTACCTGCAAAGTATGTCGCTGAAACGTTGCCACTGAAGTTTCCGTGTATCGCGCTTACGTTTCCAGCGGCATTAATAGTTGGTGCTTGTACACTTGTGGTTGCATTCAAGTGATTTACACTTGCATTTGCACTGATTGTTGCGGCCACTGCTGTAAGTGCTGTAGCGGCATTAATAGTTGGTGCCTGCATGCTTGTTGAGGCAATGACATGATTGGCACCTACATTAGCACTGAACGTACCTGCGGCTCCCGTTACTGCTGTGGTTCCGTTTACTGTGGCAGCTTGTACTGTGTTGGTTACATTTACATGACTTGCGGCTAAGTTAGCACTGATTGTTGCGGCCACTGCTGTAAGTGCTGTAGCGGCATTAATAGTTGGTGCTTGTACACTTGTGGTTGCATTCAAGTGATTTACACTTGCATTTGCACTGATTGTTGCAGCCACTGCTGTTAAACTTGTAGCGGCGTTGATAGTTGGTGCTTGTACGCTTGTAGTTGCATTCAAGTGATTTACAGCGGCGTTAGCACTAATCGTTGCAGCCACGGCTGTTAAACTTGTAGCGGCATTAATAGTTGGTGCTTGTACACTTGTGGTTGCATTCAAGTGTACTCCGCCTACGTTTCCAGTAGCGTTTACTGTAACTGCTTGTAAACTTCCAGTTGTGTTAAATGCATTTGCTCTGATATTACCTGCTGAACTGTAAATTACACCCTTACTACTTACTACGGTATCTGCTACAGCATTATCAAGAACGTTAAGCTCTGCCGCTGTAGCAGTAATACTACCGGCACCAATTTGTAATGTGCCAGCATTTACTGTATCACCGTTAACAGTAGTAGCTTGCAATGAGTTTGTTACGTTTACATGACTTGCACCTACGTTAGCACTAATTGTAGCGGCTACTGCTGTAAGTGCAGTAGCGGCATTGATAGTGGGTGCTTGTATTGAGGTTGTAGCATTAAGATGGTTTACACTTGCATTTGCACTGATTGTTGCGGCTACTGCTGTAAGTGCAGTAGCGGCATTGATAGTGGGTGCTTGTATTGATGTTGTAGCATTAAGATGATTTACACTTGCATTAGCACTGATTGTTGCGGCTACTGCTGTTAAACTTGTAGCGGCATTGATAGTGGGTGCTTGTATTGAGGTTGTAGCATTTACATGCGGAGCTCCAACGTTTCCTGCGGAATTAATTGCTCCTGCTACGCCAGCACCACCTGCAAGTATCAATGCTCCAGTTGTGGAGGTTGTTGATGCTGTGGTGTTGGCAATTGTTAAGTTACCAACTCTTAATCTATCCCATATTATGTCTGTGTCTGCCCAGTTTATTGTTGCACCAGGTTCTGCATCAACATTACTGAATACTTTCCAAGTGCTGTCGGTGTAATCACGCACAACACCTGTGTGTTGATAAACATTAGCGGACCCACCAACGAATTGACTAAACGTACCAATGTCGTAGTTGTATGGATATACTGTATTTGCAGTCAAGTACAACAATGGGTCTTGTACGTTAATTGTGTGACTTGCAATACTGTTTAGGTTTGCAACCGTTAAGTTACCGTTAACAATGGCGTTGCCAAACACATTCAGTGAGGTCAACTGCCCTACACTTGTGATATTTGGTTGCGCGACTGTAGTCAGTGTGGCACCAAGGTTTGTAATATTACCAGTAGTTGCGTTTATTGTTCCTGTAGTAACTGTGCCCAGGTTGTTCATGTTACCGTTATAAGCGGCTACATTAGCATCACCATAGGTGCTACCACTAAAATTAGCATTAGCGTAAGTTTGGTATGCTCCAATATTTGCATTTAGTGTTGGTAGGGTTGTGCCAACAGTTGTGCCTACGTTAGCATCAAGTGTTGTTATATTAGTTGTTGCTGTGCCTAAGTTAGCATCAATTGCTGGGATAGTTGTGCCAACAGTTGTGCCCAAGTTAGCATCAATAGCTGGTATAGTGGTGCCAACTACAATTCCCAAGTTAGCATTTATACCTGGTATAGTTGTACCAACTACCACACCAACATTGGCATCAAGTGTATTGAAACTTGACAAAGTTGCAAGTGACGGTATGGTTGTGCCTACAATTGTACCTACATTAGCATCAATAGCAGGAATAGTTGTGCCTACAATTGTACCTACATTAGCATCAATTGCTGGGATAGTTGTACCAACAGTAGTACCAATGTTTGCATCAATAGCAGGAATAGTTGTGCCTACAATTGTACCTACATTAGCATCAATTGTTGTAATTGCTAAGTTTGCGGCAGTTACATTATTATTCACAGTGGTAATTGCTAAGTTTGCGGCAGTTACGTTAGCATTCACAGTTGTAATATTTGTAGTTGCTGTTCCTAAATTAGCATCAATAGCTGGGATAGTTGTACCAACTACAGTACCTAAGTTGGCATTTATGCCTGGTATAGTTGTACCAACTACTACACCAATATTGGCATCAAGTGTTGCAATGTTTACATTTGCCGCGGTTACATTTGCATTAATTGCCGCTATTGCCGCAGTATCAACGGTTGCAATAACAGCATTAGCAGCCGCCATGTTTGCATTAATTTGGCTGATATTTAAGTTAGCATAAGTCTGGAATGATCCAGTGTTTGCTCTAATTGCAAATATAGCGTTGCTGTTAACGGTAACTCCGTCACTTATGCCACCGATATTAGCATCTACGGCTGCCCAGGTTCCTCCAGTAAATGCACTTGACTGTATAGTACTGTCAGCAAACGTTAAGTTACCAGTAACAAGTTGGAAGTTGCCGTCTTTGTTTAGTTTTGCCAAAGCTGTGTTTGCTTGTAAAACTACGCCTGTGTCTGATTGTACCTGGGCATTGCCTCCAACGGTTTGGAAATATCCGTCGTGTGCATATTGTACTATCTTGCTGTCAACCCCTGCAGGTATAAAGTTTCCTGTAAATGTGCTGTTGTTTATGCCAACAGCTACGTATTTGGTAGCTCCACTACCAAGTATAGCATCATTAGCGTATGCAACATAATTTGATGTTGCGCTCGTACCAGTACTCTTGTTCTGTGTAACTATTTCGTAACCAGCATTTATGTTACCTGTAAACACAGCACCTTCGTTGGGCCAAGATAAACTTGGTGCTAATCCAACTTCAAGTACACCGTCAATTTTAACATTGGCAGTTGCTAGTAGATAGGAAGCACCCACATTGCCTGTGAATGTTGCGCTGGTTGCAGTGTTTGCATAGTTTGTTCTGATGTAACCTACGTTAGCATCTAGTGTTTGTATTTCAGTTGTTCTTGTGCCCAGGTTAGCGTTAATAGTTGTTTGATACGCTCCTAAGTTAGCATCAATAGCAGGGATAGTTGTACCAACAACCGTGCCAAGATTGGCATCAATTGTGCGAATACTATCGCCTTGTACGCCTGCATTGTTTTGCAGGTCAACAAGTGCAACACTTTGTGCCGAGGCGTTTGATGTGAGTGTAACAATACTAGTAGCCTGTGTGCCTGCGTTAGCAGTTAAGGTGTCAATACTAGTTGCTTGTGTAGCGGCATTACTAGTAAGTGTGTTAATGCTAGTGGCCTGCGTAGCGGCATTACTGGTAAGGCTTGTGATATTGGTTGTTGCTGTGCCAAGGTTGGCATCTAACGAAATAATCTCAGTTGATCTCAAACCCAAGTTAGCATTAATTGCTAGTATGTCTGCATCGTTGCTTCCAATAGTTGCATTGGCGGCTGTGATGTTTGCACGAAGTAGGTTAACTTCGTTTGTTGTAACACCAGTGTTGCTTTGTAATGCTGAGATATTGGTTGTTGCCACACCCAAGTTTGCATCGATCGAATCGAGCTTGGCACCTTGTGTAGCGGCATTAGCAGTTAGATTGTTAATTGAGTCTGCTTGTACCCCAGCATTGCTGAATAAGTTGTTTATCTGATTAAGATTGTTGGTAATTGCAACACTTTGTGTAGCGGCGTTGGCCACCAGTGTGTAGAATGTGGTGCTGGTGTTGCCAACAATTGTGCCTACATTAGCATCAAGCGCATCCAACAGCAGATCCTGCACACCTAAGTTAGCACGGAATATTACCAAATTGGCTCTGTTGTTTTCAATGTTTACATTTGCGGCAGTAACATTAGCATTGATACTAGTAACGTTGGCAAGAATAGCATTTGAGCTTAGTGCGTTGTTGATGCTGGTGTCGACATAACTTATGGTTGCTCTAGTAGCGGCCAATCCTCCTACGTTGCCCCATAGTGTACCAACGTTGGCGTCTAGTGTTTGTATCTGACTTGTATGAGTTGATATGGCACTGTTTGCCGCGGTAACGTTGGCGTTAACACTGTTGAAGCTTGAGCTTAAGGTTGCAATGTTACCGTTTATAGCATTGGTTACATAACCTTTGCTTGCGGCATTTGCAATATCGTTTACGTCTAGTGTTACATCTCCAGTCTGCCCGTTGACAGTGAGAACTGGATTAGCAGGAGCACCAACATTGCTTATGGTAGCAATGTTTCCTACTGTTGCGTTTCCTAGTGTGAGGACTGTAAGAGTTACATCATTTACGCCCGACGTGCCACCTAGTGCGTTACCAAATATCGTTAGTGTATCTGATACAGCATAGTTGTTACCAGCACTGTTAATAATATCAACAGTATAGGTGTTAGCGTAACGATTGACTGTAAATCTAGCGTCTGTACCTGATCCACTTGTGATGGTAGATACATTCGAATAAGTTAGTCCACTGTTTTCGGCGGTAGAGTATAGTTCAGTAAAGTTATCATTTGCTTTATCAAACGCTATTCGAAGTTCGTCACCGGTCCCGTCACCTGCGGACGTTCCGATATCAATTATTTGTTGTGCCATAAATCATCCTCATACAGAGTATTTATGGCAGTTATAAAGTTTAAGGTTTTGGGGGGTTATGCGTTAAAACTGCTTCCACATCCGCAAGTTGCTGTAGCATTAGGGTTGACAATAGCAAAACTTTGGCTCATCAAATCCTTTGTGAACTTGATTGTGGAACCTTTAAGGTATTCTGCACTCATATGATCTATTAGAATACCAACTCCGTCACCGGCATCTATGCTGTAATCATCATCAGCAGTGTCTTCGTCGAATGTAAACCCATATTGGAAGCCACTACAGCCGCCACCTTGCACAAATATACGCAGTTTAAGGTTTGGGTTGTCTTCTTCTGCGATAAGTTCTTTTAGTTTACTTGTTGCGCTTTGTTCAACTGTTAATATTTCCATAATGTTCTTCCTTTATAGGGTTGCATTTTTCACAATAACATTCTGTGCAGTAGTCGCAGTCTTCATCTACACAACTGTGTCCACAGTGTGCGGCATGCAAGCATGCTCTGCATATTCCTTTAGTATTCATAAATTCTCCAATACAAAAATACCATTGACCATTAGATAGACATCACTAATCATCAGAACCACGTAAGACTATAACTCCACATGCCAGTCGATCACCAGCATTTCCGGTCTTCAATGATTCTTCGTCTCCGCCTTTTCCAAGATCATCTTTTTTGCTATGTATTACTATTGCTCTACCTACAACACTCCGATCTCCTGTTAGATCCACCCGAGGTGCTTTTATTATAAAGTCAGCAACACCTTTGTCATTGGCAACAACATTACCTAGATCGCCTACATGTCCTTTGCTGATGTCACCGTGGTCTACACCGTCTGGATTGTAATGAGCCCCAGCACTTTCGCATCCGTTGCTTAGATCACCATACTCGTGTATGTGAAACCCGTGCTCTCCGGGTTCAAGGCCCGTTATTTGTCCTCGGATCAGTGTGCCTTTTCCAGGTTTGCTAACTAAAAGAATAGTACCTTTGACTTTGTCACTGTGGTCTAGTTCACATACTGCTTGTGTAAAATCTTGATCCTCTGAGATTGCATTAACAGACTCACATTGGCAAGCCGCCGCTTTAGTTCGAGGACAAGTAGTATCCTCTGAAGTGTACGTCTGATTGGGTATAAGTTCTGTAGTAAGCATACTACTATTTAGTGCGATATACTATGCGTCCGCGGTTTAAATCATATGGACTCATTTCAATATCAACCTTGTCACCAAGTGCTACTCTAATGTTAAATCGTCTTAGTTTGCCAGCAAGTGTGGCTATAATTTCGTGATCGTTTTCTAACTTAACACGAAAACTTGCGTTTGGTAGAAGGTCTGTTATTTCACCTTCGAATGTTAGTAGTTCTTCCTTTGCCAATCTATCTCCTCATTTTGCTGATGGCTATTGCATCTTCATTACTAAACACAGGAACTGCATTTGATTTGTGCAGTGTGCCTATGCCTATAATTTTGTTGCCTGTGTATACCTTGTCAGGCGCTTTCACTGCTGTGCCAACACCCGTACTCAGACTCGGTATGTGCGGTGTCTCCCTGCGATACCCCTTTGTCTCAACGTAAACACTTTTTTCCAAACGCTTGGGTACACGTTTAGCAGGTTCCGGCACGTTATGCTTGTCCAGCAACTGCTTCCAATTTTCTGAATTTTTTCTTGCTTGTTGTGCGGCCTCTGCTGTACGGTACTTGTGTTTACGCTTGCTTTTGCCTGTGGTACTGAGCCACGGGCCTTCTAAGTGCATGGTCATACTGCAGGCTCGCTTAGTTTAGTATCAGCATCTACTAAAACAAAAGTTTCAGTAGGGTACTCCTTGCGAATGCTATCAATGGCTTCATCTTCAGTTGGTCCTTGTCCAAGGAAACTGTTGTTGCGATCATATAATAACACAAGTTCTTTATCTTGTTCGAACTGTATTATTTCTGTTTTAACTATCATTACTTTTTCTTCCAGTGCCTTAACACCAACCCGTGCTTGCTCCATGCCAGCAACATACGCTGATAGCTTTTGCTTTAGCACATAACTGGCAAATAGATTCCAGATTAGATAACCAAGCATGATAAAAAATATAAGGTCTAAGAATGTCATAGTTTTATTGTTTGTGTTTATAATATACGTATATTATAGACTCTTTTGGTAGCAAAGTCAACCTATTTTTCAAGGCTTAGGATCCAAGTAATTGCTTGATTTGCTTGCTGTTGGTCTACAGCATTTGGTGGCATAGGAATCTGACCCCATACACCCATACTGCCTTTGAGTATCTTTTCAACCAAATACTCTCTGTCAGCTTCTGTGTACTTTGCGGCTATGTCTTTAAATGCCGGACCTACCATTTTAACATTTACATTGTGGCATGCTACACAGTAGTTGTTCTTAATTACCAGTTCACCTGCTGGCTTTACGTTAGCACCTGATCCTGGTGCGGCTGTTCCTGTTACTCCTGCATGTGCAGGAATGGTTGCAATGATCAACCACATCAATAAACATATTGCTATTAAACTACCCACTGCTCCTACAAGTCGTTCTTTCCAGTTCACTATTGCGTCTCCTATAAAACTACTTAGCTGACATTGCATCATATATCTCTCCATGTGATTGTTTAAAGTTAGTACCTCTACGTAAATCGTAAAGGTCCATTAGGCTAATAAATTTCTGTCCAGACACTGCTGGAGTTTGCATTACCCGAGTAGCAATACCATGCAACTCGTTAGATTCGTGATTTATGTACTTCAAGTATACCAAGTCTTTTGCCGTCTGTGTTAAGTTATCTATGGATAATTCACTAGGGTCATCTACATAATTCCAACCTACAAAAACTCCTTTACTTTTTACAAAGTCTACAATTTCATCTACATATAATACATTTTGTATGCTGACTGTTGCTGTTATTATTACAGAAACGTTTGGAACAGTCAACCATCTGTCGAAATTATCTTCAATATCTTGCCAACAACCCCCACGTTGATCTTCAAATCTTTTACCAAAAGCATCTATGCTAATTAGCATTTTACAACTTTTAAATTTTTGTAGTATTTCCGTTAAACGGTCAGACCAAATACTGCCATTGGTATTAATTGCAAGGTCTATGTGTTTGTGATCTCCTTGTGCAATTATATACTCTAGTAGCTCTGGCAAGTTTTTCATCAGTGTCGGCTCGCCACCCAATACTTGTAACATTGTCAAACCAGATAAACTGTCTTGCAATATTCTTTTAGTGTATTCTATGTCTATTAGACTGCGATTTTGCAAATTTAATAAAAGTTTTTCTTTATTTGCGGCCTCTGCAAATTTTATTTCTTCCATAGCAATAGCTGAACTAAAATTACTGTCGCAAATTCTACATTTGAAATTGCAGGTGATACTCGGCACTATTTGTAACTTTTTAAGTCCTACGTTAGCCGAATTCAAACTGTTTGTATCAGTAGTGATTAACTTAGTTAGGTGATTTCTTTCACTCTCACAACCTGCGTCTTCGGCACGCCAACATTCCTGACATTGATCAGGTTTCTCATTGTTTTCGAACTGTTCCCTCAGATCTTTAAAAGATTTACTATGATATGCTGTTGATAGGTTGTTTTTAGTTAAGTCGCAACCTGGATCATTTTCAAATTCTGTTACACGTATTTTACAGCAAGGATATGCTATCTTCTTTACGTCAACGTAACCTCCTGCAAAGGGAGCTGGGCAGAAGAACTCTTTGTTGAGCTCTGCCATTAGTTTATGACCAAGTTAATACAAAAAGTGTTCGATCCTTGTCCCACTTGAATGCTACTCCTAATTGATACGTTGCAGGGCAATCATCGTATGCCCATAGTTGATGCCTAGAACCAATGCACTGTTGCAACCAGTCTTCAATTTGCCCAATACCCCATACCCAATCCACTTGTGGATTGTCTGGTTGTCCAGGCCATGGCACTGTTGCATGGAACCTGAAGGGATGATAATGATCGACCAGCATATAAATACTTATAACAATTAAAGGAAATGTCGATCATGGTTTTTAAAGTTAAAGGCAACACAATAACTCCAGCAGAAATGCAAGCCAAAAGAGAAGCGAAAGAAAAACAAAAGGCAAAAGCAATACCAATGGAATCAACTGAAATAACTGATGTGTACAAACCAACTAAAGCCAAGTCAACCACTAAGAAGAAGAAGACTTCTCTTTAGCCGCTACTCGTTGACGCAGTTCGCTTGAACTGAATCTGTGTTCACGCTTGTTAAAGTATAGCTGTATGCCACGCTGTTTACAGATGTCTTTACCTGTGAAGTCTTTGGTAGCATACTCATCACCTAGTATACGCACATCAATATTGTACATGCTGAGTATATCTTCTAAGTCACGTTCGTAAGCATACGGAACTATTTCATCTACACAAGATAATGCTTTGAGCTGTGTATATCGTTCCACCACAGACTGTATAGGTGAGTTCTTTTCTGGACGATCCAGGGTAGGGTCAACCTGTAATCCACATATCAAATAGTCACATTGACTTCTCGCATCTTCTAACATGGTCACATGCCCGGCATGAAGTAAATCAAACGTACTGCAGGTGAATCCTACTTTAAGTGTTTGCATTTCATGTCCATTCATCTAAATCAATAAGATTGCTTTCGATACTATTGTTAATAATGTTATTGTCAAGGTAGTCAATTGGATTATTATCGTAACTAACACCATTAATAATGTCTGGTGATTCGTTTATAGTTGAAGCATACACTAATAGTTTTGTGATGTCAAACGGTTGTGTTAGTTCTATATCACCCACAAAAAACGTTCCTTCTTCGAAATTGCAGACTTCTGCAATCCAGCGTCCTTTTTTTCTATACTGTTGTGCCTTCTCTACATTATCTATATCTACCTCAGATTCCGACTCGTAACTCACACCCAAATTGGTTAATGTTTCGTAGTCTGTGCTGAACTCAATTACAGGATCGCCATTCTCATCGTCAATTGATATATAGGTGTAAACACCTCGCTCAGCACCCCAGCAACGGCAAATGTCATCCAGCTCACTCCAGTCACGTGCATACACACCATCATCGTCGATTAACGGATGGTCTGGTAGTTTATGCCCATCGTCTACCCACTCATCAAGATCCATAAACAGTGCATGCTCCCACTGAATGTTGTTGTCCTTTAGGTACTTGATACTAGACTGATTGGGAATACATCCAACCACATGCTCCCTGCCGTATCCTGAGATACTGATCGTATATGTACATGAAGTGAATTTGAGTATTTCTACCAGTTTTTCTTTTTGCTCTTGAGTTGCCATTCAGCTAATAATCCGGGTTTATTATGGCCTTTTGTCAATAATTTTGTCTATTAATCCGTATTCCAATGATTCTTCTGAACTCATGAATGTATCACGGTCCATGTCAATCTCAAAGTCGTCATATGTCTTGCCTGCTGTGTTGTGTTTAACATACAACTCTGTGAGTATTTCTTTCATCTTGGTAATTTCTTTGTACTGTATTTCTATATCACTCTGCATACCGCGTGTGCCGCCACTGGGCTGATGAATCATGTGTCTAGCATAGGGCAACATGTGACGCTTGCCTGGCGCTCCTGCTTGTGCTAGGAATGACCCCATTGAACATGCTTGTCCAATCACATAGGTTGCTACATCACATTTGATAAACTGCATGGTATCGTATATAGCCATGCCTGCTGTAATAACACCACCTGGACTGTTAACAAATAAATTAATATCCTTGTCTGGGTCTTCTGATTCTAGGAACAGCAGTTGGCTAACAATTAAATTACTCATGTTATCTTCCACAGGACCATTCAGCATAATAATACGCTCTTTGAGTAATCTACTGTAGATATCATAAGCACGTTCGCCTTTTGACGTTGTTTCAATTACCATTGGTACTAGTGACATACTGTTCCTTTATTATTTAGATTACCCAATTATATATTCCTCTCATCGCAAGTAACAAATACATTACTTCCATTAATGCTCTAGGAGTATCACTATCCTTAAAACCAAAGTAAACCCACATTGCAGAACTAACTGTACCAACTGCCCAGCCCATCCATTGCACATCAGGATTACCTCCGCTTAAAAGGAAAGCACTAACCATTGCTAGTATGAAGCCGAACCAACGCAATCCATTTTTCATTAGTGTTTCCTTATACTTGGCATCCGGTAGGGGAGTCGAACCCCTCTTGCGGGAATGAAAATCCCGAGTCCTAACCGATAGACGAACCGGACAAGGTTGGTGCTGGAGGAGAGACTCGAACTCCCGACATCCTGCTTACAAAGCAGGCGCTACTACCAACTGAGCTACACCAGCATGCGTTTATTTACTTCTCTTTGCTATCTCGTTAATAATTTTGTTCTTGTGTCTTGGTCTACAAGTTTTCAACATTTCTTCTAGTTTTCCTGTGCTTAATGGACCGAGTCTTAGCTTGCCTGATTCATATGTTAATGGGCTGTTCTTCTTATTAACTGTCATACTATCTCCATTGTATCTTGTTAAAACATTTGGCGGAAGTGGTAGGATTCGAACCCACGGTACGTTTGCACGTACAAGAGATTAGTAATCTCCCGCCTTAAGCCACTCGGCCACACTTCCGTTACTACTACAACTTTCCTAATTTCTTAAGTTCTATTATATGTGTAATTACGCTTCTTGTCAAGATGTTTTTGGTGTACATCGTCCCAATCTTCACCAATTCCAGTAGCATAATCTATATTGTTTGGTAGTACGTCATGAGTCTGGCCGTAGTTGTCTCCTATGTAATCTGCACATAGTTCACCAGGGAAAGTTACCAAGTCTTGTTCATTAATAAATTTAGCCAATCGTTTGCTTAAAATGTACACATCAGATTCCATGTGTAGCAATTTGTCAAAACCATACAGTGTGGTATATTCTTTAGCAACTTGTGCAGATCTGATTAGGTGGTCATCAGTATCTATCGTATCTTCGTAACGATATATTATGATATCCTTGTTTGCAAACCAAGGTCGATCAAGATTGTAAATTATTCTGTTATCGCCCCAGCCTGGAAGCTCTGGACTACCATTGTCCACTATTAAAAGTTGATCAAACTGTAGGCCTTGTTGTTTGTGATAGTTGTACCATCTACGCCAACGTTTTTCCCAATCAAGATCTGACGTACTGTATCCTGTGCAGTATAGTAGTGTTTTACTCATAGTTATACCAATATGGTTCTAACTTAGCCCACCACTCCGGAAAAGCCTCCCGAAAACTTTGCCCTCGTATTGCATCTAACTTGTCTGTATGCGCACAAAATTCAGGCCACAGTTTATCACACCCTGGGATAATTTGATTTATTATGCTGTTTACTTCTGGGTCTTTAATTTCACTTTTTAGTTCTTCTTTGATTGGGTTTGGTAAGTGTCTAAAGTCGTAGATCTCGGGAGTATACACATTATTGAATATCAACTTGTCTATTCCAGTCAATTCTTTTAGTCGTTGCGCATGATAATCTATATTGTGCATGTTCAATGATGTTAGTGTATACGTTATACATGGAGACACATTATCGTAACTTGCAAAATAATCATTTACCTTTTTGCCATTTCTGAACAAGGTATCTGCATCTGCTAAGTGCCTAACATATTCCATTTCTGTTGCATCCGATGAGTCTAGGCTTACGTTTAAATCAACTGCTTTATATTGTTTTAAAATATCTAAGTATTTTTCATTCCATATCATTAGGTTGGTCGTTAAACCAATGTATATATCTTTAGCGGCGCCTACTTTAATACCATGCTCTAACCAATCCCAGGTTTGCGGATTCATGAATGGTTCCCCGCCATAAATGTAAATCACACGTAACTCAGGTATCCATTCTTTAAGAGTATCCCAAAATTCAGTGTTTTGTTTTCCGAAACTGTTTCTAATTATTTCAAATTTCTTTGTGTACTCGTTGTAGTCAACATCAGGTTCTTCTAACTTGTATGCATCTTGATACCACCTGGTGCTAGTAGCAGGGTTGCACATACGGCAAGCCATGTTACACACGTTTCCTGGTTTTAATATAATGGATCTGGGTTGATTCTCTAAAGGTTGTATTCCGTCTAGTGCCAAATTAAACTGTTGTCGGACCGATACACGACCAGCATCTTCAGCTTGCCAACAGGGACTGCATCCAGGGTGCTTAACTCCCTTGTCTAATGCAATTTTAATCATTTTCCTTGTGTAACTGTTCCACGCTGTTTTTGGTGGAGACGTGGGTACTCTCATAACATCATGTTGATTGTCTTTCCAACTCTCTGTGTTGACGTTACAACTACAGTAGTCGGTCTCATTTTGGATGGCCATGTTCATATGAGACAGGGCGCAATGCAAATTTGTTTTTTTCATATAATTTTATTTTAGTGCCTGGCAAACTAGTTGTCAATAAATATTAGGATGTCGAAGTATATAAATTTTTCTACTGACTTAGGGCCATTTGTATTTAAACTATTAGACACCGACTTCGCAAATTTTTGGTTAGAACATTTCTTAAAGGTTAGTAAAAAGTATCAGTTTACCCCAAATAAAAGATACTGGCCGTATGTAATACCAAAAGATGATTCCACAGAAACTACAATAAATCAATTGACAGCAGTCTTCGACAAAGTTAATTCTATTATACCGTTGCCTGAATCTGTTGACAAACAACTTTTACAGAAACTTGATATCGAAACACAGAAGTTTCTCAATAGACTGCATAGATACCTAGTAACAGCAACTGAGTCTCGGGATAGATGGGAGAGTACAGGTGATGCCCAATTCGATTACATCCCATGGGAAAATCAAGAAATCAATTATCTGTTTAATTTACTAAATCAAACTATTCACAAGCTCGAAGAATATGTTGTAACTCCTAATAGAAGTGATTTCAACATTTTCTTAGGTAGCGTAGAAGTTACACCAGTGGCATCACAATACGACGACTGCACAGTTTATCAAGATGATGTAGACCAAGAGATACCCGACAGTATGATGAAAGACCTAAGATTGCACGGGCACAATGTTTGGATTAAAAAGGATATACTAGGTAAGGATTTTATTACTGCATTTGCAGATCACGATGACCCTGCACAATCAGATGTGAGACCTCCACCTATAATCTCTGGTGGATTAGAAATAGACATAGATGATTCCAGGAGTAGATTTTTCCAACATGATAAATTTAAGTCATGGTTGGGTAAAAGCCCAACCGATTATCAAGGTAGTTACCCCTTAGGTGATATAATGGTTCAACCAAACAACTTTAGTTTGATAAGCAAGTTCACATTTGTGAATGTTACGACGGGTCAATAAAGGCTCGTTCTAGCACATACCCGCCTGGGTTCTTAAGTGTGCCTTCTGACATGCCCATGTGCTTACACCATTTAATCATGTCTTCGTTGAAACGCATGTTGCCACAGATCATAACCTTATCATCATTGCGCACAGGTAGTGTTTCTCTCCACAGTTTCACTGTGATTCTTTCATCGCCCTCGCCTGTAACAATTGGACGATACTTCAATACTGGTGCTACCATTTCGTGTATGTCTGTGTCAATGAAGTTGGTGTTTAACTGTTTATAGTACGCAAGTTCTGATCTGTGTCTAACACTGTGTACAATATTAATCTGGTCCCATTGTTCCAGTGTATCCACATCACGTATTAGGCTCATAAAAGGAGCGAGTCCAGTACCCGTGGCTAACATCCACAGTGTACCACCTGGTGTGAGTGCTTCGTTACGTAGTGTGCCCACACACTTGGGCATGATGATAACCTCGTCACCTTCTTTAAGATGTTGCAGTTTGCCAGTCAGTTCACCGTCTTGGACCTTAACACTCAGCCATTCTAGTTCTTCTTCCCATGGTGCGCTGGCAATACTGTACGCACGTAGTATTTTCTTTCCATCTGCTTCCAATCCAATCATGGCAAACTCGCCAGCATTGAACCTAAATGATTGATTCCTGGTTGTGCGAAAACTAAATGTTTTGTCGCCCCAGTGATGGGTCCAAGTTACACGTTCTTTAAACATCTTGATTTTCCTTGTTGATTCTTTTTAGTATGCGATGATTGTGTGTATAATTAGCGTCCTCGGGAACACTGTCAAACACAACTGCTCCTGCCCAGATTTTACTGTTTTTGTGCAGTGTTATGTCTCGTTCATGCCCTTCTACCACAGTAGCACTTAATCCTATCCTAACGTTATCTTCTACAGTAATACCACCTGCTAGTGTTGCTCTTGCACCTATGATAACATTACGCCCAATACTGCAATCATGCCCTACTAGAGCATACCAATCAACTACAGTATAGTCACCAATAACACAATTATCTGTTATTGCGGTATGCGGCATTGCTATAATACCATTACCAAGTTTACTGCTCTCAATCCTTATACAGCTAGGATGTATTAAATTAGTACACTTAATCCCATGTTGATCTAATAGATCTATTCTGGTCTTGCGTAAATTATCACCTGAATGCTCTGGGTTGTTTAGGTTTTCGTTTCCGGTCCACCAAGACGTTAAGAAAAAATCATGATCTTCAACGAATGCTGTATCCTCTAGCATGCTGTCTGCACCTATCACAGGAACACCACATACAGAGTCTGTGTTGCCATAAAAGTATTTGTCTAATAGGCCCACAACTTGTCTGTTGCAGGCTTTTGCAACCATCTGAACATCATGTAGATTTTGTCTGTGTCCAACAAATACAATTGGTTTCATATAGGATATTATACGCTAGAGATAATTGAAATACAATACTATTTAATAAAAAAGCGGCCGAAGCCGCTTTTCTTATAGCTTGTTTGACATTCTAAATTCTGGATATGCTACAAGAGTTATTAGCAAGTCAATAAAAAACTATTTTTGTAAAGCCAATTTGGCTCTAGTTTCTGCCAAAGTTTTCCTAATTTTTTCACGGGTGTCTTCACTGACTTTGTGTCCCTTACGTGACTCGGACCAATTCTTCATATGCTCTGGGGATTTCTTTTTACCTTTGTGGGCTTCACTTTGCTTCTTTCTAGTACGTTCTAGTGTTCCGTCGGCACGGTTTCTTGCGACACGTTTCAATTGTGCTTCTGACATACGTTTCAGTTGTTCAGGTGTCCGTTTGCGTCCTTTGTTTGCCATTCCTTGTTTCATACGTAGTATTTCCTCTTTGCCTATTCGACCCGATAATGCTTGCCATGCGCAATAGTCTTGCCAATTATTGTGTTCTTCATATAACTTACGGTGTGCTTCTGCGTGGTCGTTTACAGTGAGTTCTACTAGGTTTCCGGGATCGTCAGTGCCGCCTAGATATTTTGGAATAATGTGATGTATATGTTTCATACATTTATTTATCCCAATCGTTATTTCAAAACCCAATGTCAATAAAAATGCCCACCGAAGTGAGCACTTTTTGTTTCTTCAAAAATTAATGTATATTAGCGGTTAGCAAAATACATTGTCACTTCGAAGCCATAACGCATTTCTGTATATTCTGGTTTTGTCCACATAGTAATTCTCCTCTGAGGTTGTTTCATAATCGTGTTAGAACGTCTCTAACACTTTTTACTTATGCATATTGTACTGGTAAAAATGGTAAAAGTACATACTGAAAATCGTGTTTTACTACTACGTATTTTCTGTAGAGTAGTTGAGACGCAATATCTCCCACGTGTCACTAAAGCTGGTCACACTGTGAACTTTTTCTGCACGTAAACTAATGGTATGGTCATTGCCACCTGGGTCGGTCTTGTCACCAAAGAACACAAACGGCGACAGCACATCAGCAACCTGAGCTTTGTCTTTGCCTTTTTGGTAAATGTCTATGCCTGTTTCACCTGCTACTGTGGCATCTATGTCCGGGAACATCTTGGTTATGGCTTCTGCTATTTCATACCGCTCGCCGTTGTCTGTATCCCATTTTACATAGTCTGTACGTTGTGTTTTGTCTGCTCCGCGCCCTACTACACTAAAGTTACACAGACCTATCCTGTGTTCAATATGTGTGCCTGTACGGGTCGGATATGCGCTATATTCGAGCCATTCGTTTAAAAATAGTTCAAGATCTCCGCCTATGCGCCAGTCACTTTTGTGAACCAGTTGTCCACGTACATATATGCTATTACCAGCACAATTGTAAACTGCGTTCACACTGTGGGCCACATCTTCACCAATCTGCTCTACTGTTTTAGCGTAATCACTTCCGGTGATCAAGTACACGTTCTTGTGTTTGATCCAATCCAGGAACCAACCCTTAAATGGGCCATACATTGTACTACGGCTAGGGGTAAGTGTGCCGTCCACATCAAATACATAATTCATAATATGATTATACTTGTATTAAAATGGTTAGTCAATAAAAAAGGGCGACATTGCGCCGCCCTTAATTGTATTAGTCTGCCATATAGACGCTTCTCAAAAGCTCAGAATACTCATTTGCAATAATTTCTTCTGTAATATCTTCGACAACTTCTTCGCCTTTGATAATGCAGTTCCAGCAATATGCTAGATAGTTAAGTACTACCGCACGGTTTTGTCCATAACCAATGTCATATGGTAGAGCATTGTGTGCGCCTACTGGATTTTGTACATTGCCTTTTACTAATGCATCGACTGCACTAGAACTAAAGTTACTGTCTTCGTATCCATACAGTTTAATATCTGTACTAGCAAGTTCATCAACAGTTTCTATCCATTCATCACTACAATCCATTGCAAGTCCTGCTAGAATAGCAACACCTGTTGCAGGTTGTACGTGAAAGTGTCCATTACCTGGAGCATCTAGTTTATCCATAAGCACTAATGCATCAGCAAGTTTGTCTACTTGATCGTGTAGATCTTTTACACCTGGAGTCTGGAACATGCTCTTGCCTCCATATGGACAACCTATATTAAGGGCTGTACCAATTGAACCTCTTTTTAGTTTTGAATTCTTAAAACGATCCAGCAAATTCTTAGCACGGAATGCGCCAGTAATTTTGTCTGCTTTTGTTTCAACAGCATCTACGCTGTCAATAATATAGTACAACGAACACGCTTCATATGGATCACTAATTTCGTATGTACGTACTGCAACTTCTTTTGGCACTGGAATTAACTTTACATTTGTGTTGACTACTTGTTCGTCTGAGTAATGCTTCTTCCAAATGTGCTGACGAGTGTTTCCGTCTAAAACATATGTCGAACCATTCTTAAAAAATGCAGGTTTCGAAGTAGTTGGTCCTGTATAATGTAACAGGTCAACTTCTGCGTGTTTGTGCATTGCTTTAGTCAAGCGTGTTACTGCTTTCTTAGCACGATGCTCTACATCACGGTTAATTGGAAATGTTGGAACTTTTAAGAACTCTATTAGATCTATCGTTGTGCTTTCTGACGGCATTGGGAAGTCTGTTAGTTCAAATGTTGGTTCTTCTTGGAATTCAAATAGGTCATTAGAGACCACTGATAGGTTTGTGTTTGACATAATTATCTCCTTAAGTTATCTTCAAACATGTAACAATGACCTCAGTCATTTTACATTTGGTAGGTCTTATACCTACCTTAGTATATTAAAGTTTTTGCGAAGAGAAGTCAATCTTTTTGGTAAAAAAGTCAATAAAAAAGGGCGACATTGCGCCGCCCTTTACTTGCCTCAAGTTGGATTAGAATTAATCAACGAGACCCATTTGCATGGCACGGTATCCAGCAGCCACCAACTTGCGGCTTGCTCGACCATGTGCATATTCGGTGACCCGAACGCCATTTCCAGCTTTTCGTGTGTTCGCATAGATTGGAAATCCTGCGTAACGAATATCACTCACGGTAGCCGTCGGGTTCTTAATTGCGAACCGCTTTGTAATCTGACTAGCGGAAAGTGACTCACCGTCAAGGACGAGAGCTTTGAATAATTTGCCTTGCTTTGTTTTTAGATTAAACAATATATTTCTCCTGTTAATTTAAATGCTACACTGTAGCATGCCTATAGTATAGGCAACTCTTAACACATTGTCAAGAGTATTCCTACTCTGATTTAACCAAAGTCCAAATACCATACAGGATTGCGGCATAAGACACAATTGTGGCAAGTGGGCTAAAGATCAAAACAACTACACCAACGGCAATAAGTGCTACGCCGTCTAAACTAGTGCGTTCTGCAAAACGATCTTGGATCCAATCTAACATAGTTTTCTCCTTAAGGTTGAATTGGTGCTACTTCTACTACATTGGCTAGTTTAAAACTACGCCAGCCATTTTTATCAGTACACCACACTGACAAATTCTCTGTGTTTGTTTTACGTTCTGTTTTTTCTTCGTCTTCTACTACCTTTTGTGGTGGTAGCATGTCTGTGTTAAGTGTACAAGGCATCTCTCTTGTTTCACCATTAATCTTAGTAAAGGTAACACGGTATACACCTTCACTCAACATGGATTTGATAATGTCTCTTCTTTGATCTACTGTTTCTTCATTAAACTTAACTGTGTTCATATATGCCTCTTAATAGTTTCGACAAGTATAGCACAATATAAATAGAAATGCAATGAATAACTACTTTTGTGTTTTACCATTTTATGCCAAAGAATTCAAGAAGCCCGAGACTACTCCTTGTTGTCTATTACCTACAGGAACCAATGTCGAACAAGTAAAACGTGACATGCTGGGTGGCCAGCGTAGCTCCGCCTGTAGTAAATGTTGGCACTTAGAAGATCGAGGTGCTAAGAGTGATAGACAAATTAAAAATGAGATCTTTGACTTCTATGCAGACAAAGATATCAATGCCGTTGAAGCTGAATGCAGAGACGACAATTACAGCACCAGAATCGTTAAACTGCACACATCCAATCTTTGTAATAGCACTTGTGTAACTTGTAATGGTCTTGCCAGTAGTCTTTGGGCCAACCTCAGAAGTGACGATGGATCATATTTGTTAAACGAAACCCAGGAAAGATTGCGTAGTCTGGACCCAGATGATAATGCAGGTGCTAAAGTTTGGTCGGAACATTTAGAATGGTTAAAAGGTAAAGCACAACAAAAAGAAACCTACATTAACTTTGTACCAAAAAATGTGTTTGATGATATCAATTACAAAGATCTAGTAATGTTGTCATTTGTTGGAGGCGAACCTCTATTAGAGAAGAAAAACTTTCAGGCATTGGAACAACTATTAAAGCACAATAATACCAACTGTTTTATAAGTTTGGTTAGTAACGGTAGTGTTGTGCTGACTGATGATCAAAAAAATATATTGTCACAGTTTAGAAATGTTAATATATGCCTCAGCATAGACGGTATAGAAAAACGCTTTGAATATATGCGGCATCCGTTGAAGTGGTCAGTACTGCTTGATAATATTAAATTCTTTAGAGAACTAAACTATATGTTGAGTGTAAGTTACCTAGTTAGTAATGTAAACGTTATGTACTATAAAGAAACTGTTGAATGGTTCAACAGTCAGAAGTTACCTTTCAATCATAATATGGTTTTCGATCCTCCTTACTTCTCTCCATATGCACTACCTATAGAGGTAAAAAATAGTATAGATCTTTCTTCTATACCCAAGGTCCAAGGGGGAAAAGACTTGGCTAACTTCCGTTTGGCTATTAAGGAACTGCAGGAACAAGATCGATTGAAAAATATAAGTCTAAAGGACTATATGCCTGAATTCTATAATATAGCTAAAAGATATCAAGTTTAATAGTCATGTTTACCTTTTAGTTCGCTTAACAAAATACCCTTGCTTCGTTCTATGTCTTCTTCATGCTTAACTTCTAACATAGTATGAGCAAAGATTTCAACAAAGTCCACAATTGCTTGCTTGCCTTTGTCCGAAAAGTGACTATATTCTTTACCAACTGAGCTGTGGTAATAGTAATCGGGGTCACTTACTAAGTCTAGTAAGGCCGCGTACACAGTTAATCTAAGCAAAGGTTTATCCATTAATTGATACCTTCCATAAATTCGGTAGAATTTCTTGCATATGTAAATTGGTTTTTTGTTTAACCAAGTCAATTAGTTTAAATTTTAAATGATTATGCAATATTAATTTCGGATCGAAGTTCAGTACTAATAAACTTTTAGTCCACGTGTTCAGGAAATGCACAAAATCATTTACGCTTTTGTATTTCAAACTTACTGGATGTCTAAGAATTATCGGATCAGAATCACTAATATAAGCAGGTCTATGCTTTGCTATATTATTTTCTATTAGGCAATCATGGTAATACTGTTTAGCAATAGTATCAGACTCTATACAAGTTGTGTTGAAGCCAAAGTCTTGTAAATACCATCCCGCAAAGTCAACCACAGTGATATTTTTGTCTAGAATATTATTTGTAATCCAGATGTCAATATTATCCAACGGAAAAGCGGAACCAAATCTGGTCTTTCTCCATAGCAACACGCTAGGTCTTGCAATGTGAAACAGTCTGAACTGTTGTGTTCGGGAAAGACCACCAGCAGTAGAGTAGGATTTTATTATTTGCATAGGCCGTAACAATCCATTGGATGTGCAAATACCATATGGTTACCGTCGACCCTATTAAAGGTGTGTAGTCTTTTAAACCTAGGATCACAATGTTTCATAATTAGGTCCAACGATTGTTCTATGCTGTCAGGTAACTCGAAGTCTATATTATGCTCTCTAATAGTAAACCTATTAATACCAACATAAGCCGTACTGGCATTTTGCACTAAGTTTCTAATCCTGTGTACCAACGTCCTAGTAGTCGTTACAGCAATGCCATTTCCAAAAACAATTATGCCGTTGTAATTAACTTGTTTATCAATGTTTACGTGTTTCCTACAAATATTATAGAAAAGTCCTTTTTCTGCTCGCCAAGTCCAATGTACACCAGGGAATTGGCTAACAAAGTCTAACATTATTTTTTCCTGCTCTAGTACAGTATCTTGTTTGTATTCATTGAGACTCAGTACTTGGCGATCTCGCCAAGTATCCAGATCTGGGTTATTATGTCTTTCGGGTATCATTGTGATAGGTCGGGCACTTGCCGTTTCTGACAAGGCCCATTGCTTACTTAGCCATCTAAATCCATTGGATCTCCGTCTTGCGTTTCACGTAAGAAGTCTCGGTACTTCCATTGCACCATGCCAATACTAAGGTCCACTATGATAGCAACTGCAAATCCAAAGAACCAATACGCAGGATTTCCAAATGCCAATGATCCAAAGAATGCAATACCAATAAACAACGACATCCTGGTTACTTCATCTCTGAGACTGATACCACCGATACACCATTTAATAAACTCAATATACTTACTCATACTTTTTCCTTAATGTTAAATCCACGGAATCTTAAGAACCGTGGGAATCGTAAACTGAAAGTACCATCCTGATTTTGTGTTACTGCGTCAGCACGTACTTCCACCAAATGATTAATAATAGAATCTCGTCCTTGCCAAAATTCATCGCGGTCAGCATCTGTGAATCCACTTCCCACATTAACTTGGATTTCCTTCCCATCATCTTCCCCCTGACAGACAAATGCACCTAGTCTGCCTTCGTTTCTCCCCGTGCCTTGCTCTATCTCAGTTACTTCTAAGGTAACTTCAATAAACGGTTTGGCTTTCAACCAAGCATGACTGCGTTTACATTCATAAGGTGCATCTATGTCCTTAATCATTACGCCTTCGTAGCCACCATCCACAGCCGCTTTATTAAGTTCCACAAAACGGCTTTGTCCTTGTTGTGTATTTAAATCTAAAGTTTCCCAATCTAAAACTTCTACATTAGGTAACTGTTGACTGTTTGACTTGACCCATGCTTTAACCATAGCACTTCGCTCGTGCTGTGGCTTGTCCCACAAACCTTTACTAAAGAACCCTGCAGGGATCATATCAAATAAGTGTAGTACAGCATCATTTGCCGCAACGTTATCTTTGCGGTGTACCTGTTTCATTAAGTCTTGGAAGTTAGCACTCATTACTTCTCCATCTAACACCATAGGAATATCAAATGACACTTGTCTGACTACTGCACTGATCTGTTCGCAGATATGTCCGAAGTTATGAAACTGTTTACCATTACGACTAAACATTTCAACAACGCCATTGGGCTTTACAAAAGTAATAACCCTAACACCATCTAGTTTAACTTCAATTTGTTTTTCACCAGCCATCTTCTTTTCGTGGTTGGCACTGTCGTGTGCTAGTTGGCAAGTGAATACCGGTACAGCATACTCAGGACGCTTTTGTTTTTTAGCCACGGTGTTTACTGTCTTTTCTGACACACCACAACGAAGATCCTTAATAAGGATACGTCTATAGAACTTGTTCCATTGTTCTTGTGTAGCAACATCCATGCACAACTGAATAGCATCACGTGCCGCATGGCCCGTAAGAACTCTGGCATTGAGCTCATGTGCTAGGTCTAAGAAAACGTCCCAAGTTAACCCTTGTCCTTCATTCTGGCTTTTTTCAGGAACCTGTTTAACACCAAATGTGTATAACTTGTCCAAACACATTTTAAGACCCGCAAAGAACTCGTCCAAGCCTTGGTTCATTGCGTCTGCCAGCACAGCCTCTTTGGCAAGTCTGCTATTGTCTGCTTCTAGCCTGGCAATAATGTCCTGTGGTTGTGTTCTCATCATTTCACATCCAGTTGCTTTTTGATATTGATTATGGTCACCGCTCATTATTCAATCTCCCACATAAGAACATCACCCTTACCTGTAAATACCCACCAGGCCATTTTTAATCGTTTTCTGATATTGATCCCGGGCCAACTCATAGGTCTCACACATTTCCAAAAACCAAGACTATCAGGACTGCGGACACTCCAGTTGTTGATTTCATCAGCGACATAGAATCTAGGTGTTCTCATTCTTCAACCCCAAGATGTTCTTTAATCATGTCACCGATATCTCTAATACTGGATCTCAGCCATTCGCCGTCACTGAATTTTGACGCACCTACATCAATAAACATGACACATTCCCGAACAATCAACTCGGCGAACTTTTCTAATTCTAAATATGGGGTATTCTCAAGCGTACCGTTTCCATATTCTGCGGCGTGGTCTTTGAGTATTTCAAGCATGCCGGACTTGTTAGCAATTTCCATAATTAATTCTTTATTCATTTTATTTTCTCCAAGGTAAACGATTCGTTTGGATATTCTGGAGTGGGCACAAACACATATTCCGTTTTTTGTTTGTAAGGGAATTCAATCGGAACAGCTGATTCCCCGTTCGTGTAGGAATCCTTAGACACTTCGCCGCCATCATCCGCATACCATTCCCAGAAAACTTTTCCGTTTATATCATAAGGTTGTCCGCTGAACCGATCTGGTTGTTTGAACACAGTTCCGCAACGTATGTTCTGATACATACCCTCACCAACCGCAAGCCACTCCCAATCTTCACCTGTGAGTGGCTTGAGTGGCTTAAATTTTGCAAGTTCCGAGAACAATCCTATGGCGTAAGGTGCCGATGACCCCGAATGTCCTTCGTCAGAAAACACCTCTAATAGTTTCAACACGTTATTGCAAATCGCTTCTTGCATCTCGTCGCAATATTTACCGTCAGCGTCTAGCCAACCGGCGGCTCGAAACTCTCGCTCTGCGTGTAATTTATAATTACTCATTTTATTTTCTCACAATCTTTCCATTCACCGAGTTCATTGCTCATTATCTTTCTCCCTTTGAAATCATTTGGTCACCTCTCCATTCACCGACATACTGCATACCACTGCACCTGGGTCTTCTAGCATAAAGTCATTCACAAGCTCGTCAAACTTGCGTCCATTTTGGTTAAACTGTAGTGGAGTTGAGTAAACATGCACGGGCTTATCCTTAACCTTGTAGGCATACAGTTTGTTGCCTTCAACATAGTATACATGATCAGGTGTAGTAAAGTCCTTGTACACTGTTTTTTCTCTGAGTGCCTTCATCTTACCCCATCCTAACAATAATAACAAAAAGAATCAAAATCAAAACACCTAATAACAAACTACACAACTGCGACCCCTGCTTTCTTTGCTTCGTACTCATTGTTGGGAACAGTAACTCTTTCGTAGTCTCTAACTGTGTCCCAACCTGCTTCAAGTAAACAGAAAGTGCCTGGCTTAAAATAGTAACTGGTATCGTCATCAAACCTAATGTGCATCAAATCAACTGTATTCAGTAACATATGATTCTCCTTATTTAGAACATGCATATGGTTTGTCCCAGTCACCTACATTAATAGACATGTAGTAGGCAGTATCAAAATAGTCAACCTGGGCGTCGGATCTATCATAGTGACCAGTTCCTTTATGGTAACCTTCACCTTTAATAGGAGCAGTCTTGATGATCTCAACAATCTTCTCAAAGAACTTAGAGTGCTCACCGTATCTGTTAGTGTGGTAAGGATTAATCTGCACATAGTCATTTCTATATTCACGTAGTAAAGCTGAAAAGTCGGTAGGCCCTTGCTTGACAGTAACTGTAACACTCATGCTACCAGTTGCTTTACGAACACCAAACTTGAACTTAGGAAAGGTTGCTTTAAGTTCGTCTCTGATTGCTTTAACGTCTTCTTTTGAAATGTATGCCATCTTGTTTAGCTCCTTACTAGTTAATATACTTACGTATTATAGAGCCTTTTGGACAACAAGTCAACCAAAGAAAATCCTGTAAAGACAAAGACTTACTAACAAATTTTTCTCTTTATAATCAACGACTTACAAATATCCTTGTTCAAAGTTATAATCTGTTGTGAACAACTTTACTTCTAGTAATCGCTTACGTTCTATAGCATCAGCAACCATGTTCTTAACATCGTCCAATGTGACGTAATCGTTCCACCATTCTGTACGCCACTCATCCACAAGCCAAATATCGTCTATAGTATATTTCTTAAACTGACGTTCTAGTGCTTTACACTTCATCTCGGGACCAGCATACAGCAAAGGGAACGCTATTAAATCACCACTATGCGCACTATACTGTTTATTGCGTTCAACATAGTCCTTAGCAATACCAAAGCCAAGCCTACCACGTAAGTTCTGTACAATGTAGAAGTAGTAGTTAGTCATTACGCCGCCTTTGCGTATTCAACGATCTCATCACCAAAGTAAAGATGTAAATCGCTATATGTGTCTAACAACAACTGCGGAACCCGTTCAGTGCCACCTAGTTCTTTGTATAACTGTAACAGTCCAATGATATACGCATCGTCTCGCCACGGCATAGCTTCACCGTACTGCTTTTCAGTGAACAGTTTGAATGCTTTATGAACTGCTCCTGCATAACCGTCCAAGTCAACAAATATATTTTGTATTAAACCCGCAATCTCACGCAAAAACTTATCCGTAAGTTTTGCTTTATTTTTTGCAAGTTCATCAAGCATAAAGAACAATGATACGTGTATATTGTCTTGATGAAAGTATGTGTTATGCCATTTACACGCTTCTTCGATGACTTTATCGCTTCTTGCTTTAAAGATACCCACGTTAGTAAACGTGCCTGGATGTTTGTTTAAGGCACTCTTTTCTTCAACAGGATAGCAATCATACTTTTCTGCAATAGCTACCTTACGTTCTATAGCAACATCCTCTTCGTCGTCTGTGTTCTTGTCAATACGAACTACATAAACGCTTGTGCGCAAATCACTGTACGCACTTTGTCGCTTCTTACCTTTACCGTTAAGAATACCAAACGCCTTTCTTGCAAAAGCCAAATCATCTGTTTCTACGTAGAGTACATTAACTTCAAAGTCACGCCAGTTATCTGCATCAACTCCTTTTACAAGTCCTGCTCTGATTAAAGATGCAAGTACTGTAGCAGTGTGCTGTCCATCTATACTCAACCATTTACCGTCGCTAGTAACAACACAATTTAGTGCCTGCACCAACTGCTCCATAAATCTTGCAGGATCAGCAATAGTCTTAGCACAATGTTTAGCGTCTAGTTGTCGTTGAATATCGTTAGCAATGTCCAGTTTGCCTAACCCCATTCTAGCCACCTTAGGAAGCAGATTTGGATCCAGCATCTTATCTTGTTCTTGCCACTGTTTAATTAATTTTTTCCAAGCATTACTGCGCTCTAGTGTTTCAACCCTATCAAGTAGATCTACCACTTCGTTGCTAGCCTTTGCTAACGGATTTAGAATCCGCATAGGGTTAGGCTTTCGAGTTATATCTTTGTATTCTAAAACAAATTGTGCCATACCAGCTCCTTACTAGTTAATATACTACGTATTATAGAGGTTTTCGGACAAACTGTCAATCAATTTAATCTAACCTGCTTCCTGCGTAGCACTTGTCCAAGCCCAGCTTGTCTTTTAATAAGGTAGCGTATGCGTCTGCACCTGCTCCGCTAGCATCAACGCTCTGGCCCATGTACCACTTGTTCCACAGTTGCAAGGAGCCTGAGTAGCTCTTACGGAAGCCCACTGTCTGCAGGGCCTTGCCCAGCTTGCTGTTGCTACGTACGCCGTAGACATCAACCCAGCTGAAGCCACAAGCCCCACCGTCGTCACCGTTAAAGTGACTGTTAGCAAACTCCTGAGCCGCCGTGTTAGCCGCTTGCAGGGCTTCTTGGTGCACCAGCTCTACATTGTATGTTTCGATCGTTGCAGTCATCTTGTTTAGCTCCTTACTAGTTAATATACTTACGTATTATAGAGCCTTTTGGGCAGATGGTCAACCAATAAAATTGTATTGTTTTTCAAGGAGATACACGCTATCCCAACTAGTAAGGTCCTGTTGATCTATGCTCCATTTCCTACGATCAAACAGATCATGTGTTAGCTCGTACACATACAGTAGGAATGCTACTGACCATTCTGTACACCAGTTCTGAATAGCCCAAAGATTAACCAAATCTAGCATTGACAAGGGTTTAGTGGGGATAGACAACCGATACTTGAGTTGATTACTCCAGTATTTGTTAAAGTATCTATCTTGTTCTACAGTAAACTGAACGCCTAATAACTGCTCAACAAACGGCTTATTAGACAGGTCTACAGGGTCAACACAAGGGTATTCTGGCGTATGCTTGGTGTAGTGTTCATACCAATCTTGGATCTGTATATAATGGTTATCTACTGCGTTAGACATGCTTAAAGATAGTTTTTTATAGGATATATTATACAGACAGTTGCCAACTTGTCTACAAGGGTATAGTTGTATTAGTTTAGCAGTGGGAAAGGTGTTCGTTATAAGTTCACGATCGTAGTTGTGCGTTATCAGCACTGTGTGATCTACTAGATCCTGTTCTAGTTCTTCATACCAATTGTCCCTACCGTTAATAGGCAGAGAGTAAGGGTCACGATTCGTGTCAACACGAAAGTCTGGTTGTGAGTCTAGATTTTTGCCGGCATACAGTCTGCCTAAAAAGTTTCCGCCAGAACCTTCGTAATGGCTTATTACCAGTTCAATATTGTTTTTCACATTTTACTGGTTACTGATGTTGAGCTTAATAGCAGATATAACAAAGTCAATATCTTCGTTGCCTGTGTTGTTGAGACCAGCGGCGTCACATTGTGCTTCTACAAATCCAATTGTGGCTCCTTCACCAAAACTGTTTTGCCATAATTTATGTAATAGATCATGCTTATCTGGATCTGACTGTTTAATTCTGTCTAGTGTTTGTATAGTAATACCCATGCCCATTTGAATGTCCTTTATTCGACTTGTTCCGGTAATTCGTTTATTATACCCTGCGCAGAGCCATCATTGATTATTTGATCGAACTCGTTCATAATATTTAACAGTCTTTCAAATGCATCTTCTGGGGATATTTTAGGTACGCATCCTGCCGCTATGTTTTGTTCTTTCCAATCTTCTGCTCCCATCATGCACTCGTATTCGTTGTCGTAAACGGCCACAGGGTTGATACCTAGGTTGGTTACTAGAATAAGTTCATATAACATAACACCTCCTTTGAGTATATACTATATGGTATTACTACCCTTGTGTCAATTTAATTTTCACCAATTAAGTAATAAGGTTCAATCTCTGGCAGAACGTCTACGATATTACAACCGCGACGTGTGTCTAAGGTCTCGGTATGTTCGATTGGTAAAGGATATTCCACAGTCATCATTGCATTGCATATTGCATCTAGTTTGTCTTTTAACAATCCATTGACATAGTACGTGCTATGCTTTATTTTGTCTATTGCTACTAATTTGAGATCCTCAGGTAGAGCACCCACATGATTCTCAGGTTCTTGTGCAATGCATAGATCCAATTGGTACGGTTCTTTGAGATAACCGTTACCATACAAAAAGTCTAACGTTTTAGGTAATGCAAGAACATTGTACCACATGGTAACATGATTTACTCGCAAGTGTACGTTAGGCAAATTGTTAACAGTATCTAGATTCTTAACTATCTGGTCCCATTTGCTACCCCACCTAATATACTCCAATAGGTCGCCTGTGCCGTCCATACTAACAGTAAATGTCACGTCGCGGAACTTGGGTACGTAGTCTAGTAACTTGTATCCATCGTAATCCAACTTGGTTAAATTGGTAACATACATCACCATAACATCTGTTTTACCAATGTCTATTAGGTGATCCAGCATCTGCCAGTGTTCTTTCTGGAACATAACTTCACCACCAGCAAAGTATATGTCATATAACTCATCCAATGGGCCATACTTACTGATCATGTCGGACCATTCTTCTGACTCGTGTGCTTTGACTATGTGTTTACCATTGAATCGTTTATCAACTTCTTTTGCCCAGGTATGGCTGTATTCTGGACCACACATACGACAACTTAGATTACATACGTTGCTAAACCTAATGTCCCAATATCGCATGTTAAAGTCTTTGAGACTACCATCTGGATTGGTCATTTCTTCAATCTCGTCCATGGTGATCATTTGATCCAACATTGTGTTCTTGCTTTGTCTAAAACTTTTTCCACCATGCTTTTCTATGTCGTAACAGGGCTGGCATTCAGTAGTCTCTTTACCTTCCAACATATTAAGTCGTAACGTATTAAAGTTGTCCTGATTCATTATGTCCATGTGAGTATCATAATCTCGCATGTTCCCGTAATCAGAGGTTTGATCGCCGTCCGTTCTGCTACAATTAGCATTACAACAGGGCGAGACTTTACCGGTAGCGTCGTGAAAGAAATGCGTCCAAGGAAGGATACAGAAAGTTTTATTCATAATATGGTTGAGTATAGAGTCTAGGCTATATCTCTATAGCCTAGTTCTCAATAAGTATTGATTGAAGATACTAAGTTCTATCTGTCCAAGATCTTGTTGTCCAGGTGACGTTAGCATCAGCCTGCATTTCGTCATTAACGGACTGAGCATCTGCGTCATTTGCTACTATGTCAGCAAACCAATCTTCGCTTGGTACTGGGTCTGTAGTAAATGTGTACTTTTTGTACAACACCGCTGAATCAGCTGGACTACCCTCAACAACTAAGGTTCCTGCATCAATTAGTGGTTGCATTGCAGTATCATAAGCGCCGAATCTAGCGTTCATTGTAGATAAGTCTGAGCCAGTTAATCCTTTAACCGTACCGTAGTCTCTACATTCAAACTGTGTAGTAGTAGCATCATCATGTGTGTATATTAAATCATTAGCTATGAATATGTAAGCCATTTGTTTTCTCTCCTAAAGCATATATATAACGTATTTATTATTTTTACTGTACATTAGTAATAGTTGACCATGTACACATTTTATGCTTGTCGCCATATGTGCCAACTTCTTTGATGCAGGGATCTTTTTCATTGACGTAACTATTACCTGATGCTCCTGGAGCATGGTACCTAATATTGGGGTCTTGTGTCATTATAGTACCCCATTTCCACATAATACTAAAGTAATCATCACTGAAGTCTGGCAACTCTGATTCATTAGGATACGTAGATTTTAATAGTGGTACTTTAGGGTAAGACTGTCCGTTTATGTTAACGGTTCCTTCTATTGTTTCTCTTTGTACTTGGTATTTGCCTAAATGGGCCTTTTCTACTACGTTTAATCTAGCCATGTCACTGTTAAAGTCCTCAAGTGCTTCTCCACTTAACGCAATACCGCCATACTGTCGCATAGTAACGTGAATATATGTACCATCGGGTAGTTTATAAACATATGGTAATGATTGCATCGCTATAGCCATTTTAAATCCTAGAACTAAAGAAAAAGCAGGGCCCGAAAGCCCTGCTGGTTATTGGGTAACAAGGTGACCAACCCCGGAAAAGTTTTACGCGGCTAGCGCAAACTCCTCAAAGTAACTGTTTTCATTTGCAGTTATTATAGTTGCTTGATTAACGGTCATCGCCTACCGTGCTGTCTGTTCAAGTACTCATTTACCCCGTCGAAACCTTGACACCCCCATCAACAATACTCTGTAACAAAATACTCTTGGTGGAGGTGGCGGGAGTCGAACCCGCGTCCGAAATACCTTTCCCCTTACTTCATACAGCAATAACTTGTATTTACTAGAAAAGGGCCCAGAGGCCCTTTTACTAGGTGTGTAGTGTATTAAGCCATTTCAGATTCAACTGCTACACTGCCTTCTAGTACACGTGCCTTAATGCTATCCAAACTTACTTCTTGTTTAGTAACCTTAACACTGCCATTGTACTTGGCATCTGCGGCACGGATTGCTTCTGCATTGAGCGGATCACTCATCATTGTGTCCATACCCATTAGAGCTTTTACTGCTTCACCTTTGCTCATCGCATCTGTAAGTGAAACAAGATCGATATTCTCATGCCTATCCTTAACAAGGATTTTAACACGTGTCATATCATTTGCGAAACGTACCTTAGTAACACCTTTAAGCGTAGAAACACCTGCTACTGCGAAAGTTTTATTAGTCATAGTCAATAACTCCTAAAAAATTAAAATTAAAAAACAAATAATACATCTTCGATTATACTACCATTTACTTCTTATGTCAACCGTTTTTACTCTACTGCTTTTTTAACACTCTCTTGGACCACACCAATGCCTTGGTCAACTTTTTCGGCAATAACTGTAAACCCAACACTACTAATAATGATACCTACTACAATACCTGCAACAAAATTAATCATTCTGTGCCTCCATATCGTAATGTGCCATTACTCCATTCACCATACTAACTGCTTGATCCTCATCGCACTTGAAATACTTCATTACTTTACAAACTGCTTCTTCTAAATCTTGGGTTGGTCTCATAAGTACTTCTACCAAGTTTATGTCGTATTCCATATTGTATGCCTCTCTTGCTAGTTAATATACTTCGTATTATAGACTCTTTTGACGTAAAGGTCAACCAAAATATTATGCATAGTCTAGAGCGTTATCGTTGTCCTTTTCCCATTTGCGGCCGATCTTTTCTACCAACTCGGTACTGATACCAAATTCTTCAGCAATTTGCTCAACTGGAACTTCAGCACAATACATGTCAAGTACATCTGTTTCAAGTTCACTAAAATAACCCATGTTTACTCTCCTATTAAAATTAAACTACAGAAACTAACTAGTAAACCCTTTGGCCATTAACGCTTGAAGAGGTGAAGTAGCTTCTGCGGCTTTGAAGTATTCTTCACACCTAAAGTTTTCAATTAAGAACTTTTGAAAGCGGCGCCTTTGACCTTTGTTGTTTTTGAACCTAGCAACAAATTTTGGGTATCTCTTACCTTCCCAACTAGGATGTGCGTTTGGATTTACTTGCATCATCATTTTGCAACCGTTATAGGCACCGGAATAAGTTAGATAGTCACCGTCCCAGTTAAAATCTTCTTTAGCAAATGGTGTCATATTATGCAAACTCCTTATTATGAAATAACACAACCAGGATATCACGAACTCTTTCACGGTCTACACTATCACCATCGCCCCACATTTCTGGGTAACGATTACACTTAACTTTATATAATGCAACCGCATCTGCGACGTCCTCTATGGTAACACCCAAATCGTAAATACCACCGATACCGTAAAACTCGTAGCAGTAATTTATAAATGTTTTTTGTTGTGTCTGTGTCATTTGTTAGCCCTTGTTACTAGTTAATATACTTACGTATTATAGACTATTTTGGACAACAGGTCAACCGTTTTTTAATTGGAGTGTAAGTTATTGATTTATAAAGAGTTTTATTTGCGGCCGGACTTCATATTGGCGCACCAATGATACATTTTGGCACGTTCGCCTGAATACTTCTTGGCTTTTGCTCGTAAACTAGTGACTGAGCCTTTGCAACTAGCACCAGACTTTTTAACTCTGCCTGGTCTGCTTTTGCCTTTTACTTTACCGTCAGCAAAGTTTTCTATTACAAATTCACGGGCTCTCATGATCTATCTACTTCTACCTGATTTGTCCATCCAGAGTTTATAACTTCCTCTGTGCCGTCACTGCGTACCAGTGTTACTGGGCCAGGACCTACATACTGTTGTGTAACCACCCAGTCATTGGCGTTGCGGTCCCTGCCACCACGCATTGGTGTTTCGTCTGAAGTCATGTAGCCTAATTCAGCTAGTTCACCAAAGCTGTTCATTCGAGCAGACCAACCAGCTGGCTGTACCTTGGGTGCTTGTCCACTGTCTATAGCGGCTTTAAGTTCTTCTAAACTTAGTTTTTGTGATTCGTACAGCTCGCTTGCTCTCATTCTAACGCTCCTGGCTCTTTGTCTAAGTATAGTTTCATCAAGTATCCAGCAACTGCGTCTGCTTGCTGTTCTATAGGTGATCCTGGATAACTCTGATCTGGAGACACCTGTCCTTTTTCGTCCTGCTTGTAGTGTGTTAGTTCGTGCGCAACACTGCGCATAATATCAGCAAGGTTACGATTACCTGTGTATATCCAAATCATACCGTCCTGCATATCAAAGTGTGCTGTTTTCTTTTGATCACCTGATTCTTTTGAATCTTGAAACTCTAGACGTGGCATTTTTTTGATCTTTAGTTTATCACAAGTCCATTTTACAAAGTCTCGTAGTTCATCTTCGTGATCGGATAGTGTACTTTCGTTTATGATATCTTTAATGTGCATTATGATATTTATCGCTTTAGCACTTATTAAAATTCTGATGTTTGTACCAACGTTTTTGACCAAATGTTCGCTTTAGACACATGCTGTGTTCTGCAAACGTATCTCTCCACGAAAAGAAACTAGGACCATGTGCTAAACTTTCGTGGGTGTACTTGTTATAGTTTGGATTTTTTGTTGGACGGTAAACGTCCCATTGCCACTGATGCACCATTTCGTGTGCAAGTACGTTCACAAACCACTGCCTGCAAATCCAGTTCTTATTGAGATGTATTGTGCAAAACGTGCCTTTGGACTGTAACTCGTGATACCAAAGACAGTAGGCCCAGGTTTTTTGTGGTTGTCCTAGTGTGATGTCAGGCATTGTTAGTGCGTTATCAAATATATAGTAGTTGATCAATCTATACGTATATATTGTTTCATCCATACTAGGTCGGTACATTTTCCTTTTTTGGAAAGTAATCTTTGGAAGCGGACGCTCCATTATTGATCTGAGTATATTCATTGAAAACGCTCCTACAAGTATTTAACATCGTAGGAGCGTCCAAATTATTAACTTGAGTTACTCTAGTTCTTCTAACATTGCATCAGCGTTAGCTTCAGCACTTGCTCCTACCTGCGCTCGTTGCTTACGATCCCTAAAACTGTTACCTTCTAGTAGAATCTTAAGCTCAATGTAGGTCATGTATTTGTCGTTTAGAGCAAACACTTCTTTGTTACCAACAAGTATTCCTGACACATCTACACTGTCGCACACACTCCTGATACTGGTTCTACTGTTTATTGTAGCATCTCCACCATCAATTGTTCTATAGGTTTTGGACACTTTATCCACGGTACCACCTGCTGTATCACAAATCTTGCCTTTGGCAATTTCCATTGCAATATCTTCGCTGGCTTGCAGGCTTGTGCTTTCACCTATAGCCATTGCACATGCAATTTCGCTAATCTGCGTACAACCTTTCTTGTACCAGTCTGGCTGTGTGTCTAGTACCGCTTCAACGGTATCAGCTCGCCGATCTTTTGCTTCTTCAATTTCTACCATCATAGGGTCTTTTGTTGAAGCACATGCACCTAACAACAAAGATAGCCCTAAAGCAATTACTCTAGTCATATTCTACTCCTCAATTGAGATAGTTTCAGTTAAAACTTCTTGTCTTACTTCTTCACTGGATACTGTGTAGTAACCAAGTATAAAAAGTAGTCCCAAGGCGATTAAAAATTTTGTTTGTCCTGTCATGATATACCTACTATACATTAAACTTTATGAATTGTCAATCCTTGCGGCTTCCCATTTCTTCCAAACTGTCCATGCATTACCTGTTGCACAGGCATAACCTTTGTTTTGTATTGCTACACCATCTTTGCGTATTACGTTTTCTAAAAATATAGCACAACTCATGTGAGGTGCATCATATGGTGTTATCAATTGTATTTGCCCATTTTTAATAAATCTTGGGTCAATTATTAAATCACTCAAGTTAACCACTTGTCCAATGTCCACGTACAGTTGGCGTTCTTGTTTGCGAGAGTCACACACCATTTCTGTGTTTTGTAATACATCAACTTCGTACTCATCTGGTACTGCTGTAAGTACGAACGTTCTAGCCTGATCCCGTGCTATTAAACATGCATGTGTTTTGTTAACGTGGATCCCAGTACGCTCTGCCTGTGTCCACACACCATTTACTAAAACTTTAAAGGCATAGGTGCATTCGTATACATCATTACCTTGTAGTACTGCTGATTCACGTTCGTCTGCAACAGGCAAGCCCCCAACACTTAGTACTTCTCGTCTAAAGTAGCAATCAGCATAAACACTTTGAAATGTAAAAATACAAACTAAAAATAAAAGTTTTTTCATTGACACCAAGACCTATGCTGATATTCCGCTAGACGTTGCACTGCTGTTCTTTGCCCTTTATCTATCTTGTATCTCTCATCAAGTGTTCCGTCTAACAAACTCATGGTCCAACCAATAGGACTTCTGATCAATAATTGATTTTTCATGTAGTCTGTTCTCGAAACTCTTTGAGTTTCTAACATAGCTAGTTGATTTTTACTATCACAATCAATTTCATAGTATTCAAGTTGGTCTGTTGTTAAACGTGCTTCAGTTTTTGTTATGTTGCTTACTGATTGGCACCCTGTAATAGAAACTAGGATTGCTGTGAATAAAATCCATTTACGCCGCATAGTCTATCCGATTCTAATAACAGTTCATTTAAACGTGCAACCTTTTCTCTCGACAACGCATCTGCCTCTAGATCCGATCGCTCAAGTAATATAATGTTTTTTAGGAACAGCTGGCGTTCGACGCCAGCATTGGCGCAATTAGCTTGCCACTTGTCCATATTGGACAGTTTGCTTGACTTTTCTGTTGCGCAACCTGATGCAGTTAATGAAATAGTAACCACTGCGACTAGTACAATTGCACCAATCCAATCAATCACGACTTGTGAAATGTAACTGTTTGAGAAAACGCAAGGCTGGCTTCTTTTTCAGTACATCGTGCATTGCGCTGTATGTACCGTTTAGCCTGCTGTGAACTAAGTTGCAAAATATATACTGCTTCGTCTGCGGCTCTGTTTAGTTTAGTCATGTTAGTCATTGTTTAAGGTTTGTTAATAACAGAGTTATAGTAGCATAGAAAAAAGGCTATGTCAATTAAAACATATCCTTTTTGGACAACTAAACGATAATCATGGAGTTTTGGAGATGTTATTTCTTATCTGTTGAGGCTGGTTGTTTTTGTTAATATTTTTATTCAACCAATTGAGTAAAAAATAAATACTTATGAATATATTCAAGGAGAAACAAATGCTTTCAAAGTTATTTAATTGGTTATTTAGTAATAAGAACGAATGGGAGATGGATAAAGACACAGGTCACGTCATGCTCAAACAAAAGAAATCCAAGTCAGGTGAGCTTGCAGCCTGGCCCTTTCCTGTAGCAGACGATTTTGAAAAAACCAAAGAAGCACCCAAGGTTACAAGAAAACCAAAAGCAAAAAAAGCTACAACAGCCACAAAAAAGAAGGCTCCAGCTAAAGCCAAAGCCAAAGCCACGACAACAAAAACCAAAAAGACTACTACTAAAAAACCTAGCAAATGATCACTGAGGATGTTGGAGTGTTCCACGACGGTGGTGGAGTAAGTCAATATCATTTTAACCAGTTACCTAATGTTAGGTTTAATGAAGAACGGCACTATTACCAAGGTGCCGTTTCTTTTGGCCGTTTCCTGGCCAGCAGACACGAAGTAAAACTTGCTAGTTTCCATGTTCCGTTCCCGGATCAAAGCGAATGGATGGTTAGACTAAAGCAATGTTATGAACAGGTTGATCATTTGTTTGTGTTCTGTAGTGAATTACATCGTGCTACAGCAGAACAACTTACACGCTTAGACAAACCAAAAATTAGCATATATGTGAATGGTATATTTCAGCATAAGTTTGTTCACGCAAAAGTGTATCCGTGGATGGATTGGTTTAGTCAGCCATTGCATTTCTACAAAGACATAAAACCTGGACTCCTGGAACAAAAACTAGCATCAGGATCCAAAGACAAAATGTTTGATGTGCTGTTAGGAGCCCAACGAGATCATAGAGACTTTGCATATTTCTTTATACGTGCAAGTCTTAATGTGGATCTTTACTATACAACATACTATCACAGGATTGATCAACCACTATCCCAGTCTGGATTTGATATGAACGAAGATGGTATTGAAACTATCGAAAACGGCACACTTAACCACAGTGTGGATAGGGTAAAGTATCATGGGCATGAGTTGGGCATAAGTCAAATAATACCAACCAAGATATACAATCAAACCAACTACAGCTTAATTGCAGAAACTAATGCAGAGAATGATTTTAGTTTCTACACAGAGAAAGTTACCAAACCACTTATGGCAGGTAGATTATTTGTTGCACTTGCAGGACAATACTACTTAAAGAATCTGAGAACGTTTGGTTTTAAAACGTTTGATAGTATCATTGATGAGAGCTACGATACAGAGCCAAACCCAGAGAAGCGTTGGTCCATGGCTATGCAACAATGCGAGTGGTTGTGCCAGCAGGATCCTGAGGTTATACTTGAACAGGTTAAACCTATTGTTGATCATAATAAGAATCTTATTTTTACGCATGACTGGTATAATGAGGTAAGCAGGCTACTAGAAAGCGAATTGCTTCCTTATGTAGATTAAAAAAGGCGATCTTTTAATCGCCTTTTAGTGTTTTATACGAATGTGCTTCTGCTTTGCCACTTGCGCATTCTATCTTCTAGATCTGCGTAGTTTTGTGCTTGGCCTAGGTATCTTTCTAGTGCGGCACGGTCCGAATCGTCAAACCAACTTTTGATTGCTTTAAGTATCTTTACCATACGTAGCCACCTAAATGTTTAGACCTTGATAATTTTGCTCTTGCTCTGTACTTCTGTGCTTGTAATAATTTATTGTAAAACTTTTTGAGTTTTTCTAGTAGACTTTCTATCATTCTTCTTGTTTGTAACCTCCTGTGTTGTTAAAAGAACTTGTACATGATCGATGTACAATGGTATTTATGCTGTGACGCAACAAATATTATACGTAGTTATAGCATATGAGATATGCTCTTGTCAAAAGAAATTAGTCCAGTTTGTCTTCTGCTACAAAGTAGTTAGGATCTTCGATAACATTTATTTCAACTAGATTGCCTGCACGTTCTAACAACTGCTTGCAGTCTGGGCTGAGATGCACTAGGGATAGTTTTTTGTTTGCGCTTATGTAACGTTCGCTTAGTGTATCAATTGCTTCTAGTCCTGAGTGGTCAATAACTCTGCTGTCAGCAAAATCAATCACAACATGATTGTTATCCTTGCTAGGATTAAAGCCTTCTAAGAATGATGTTACTGATCCAAAGTACAAAGGACCATGCACTGCGTATACTGTACTACCGTAGTGATTCTCACGTGCTGTAACACTAATGTGTTTGGCATGTTGCCAACTGAATACCAATGCACTTATAATAACACCAACCATAACAGCAAATGCCAGGTCAGTAAACACTGTAACAGCACTCACAGTTATCAACACAAATGCATCGCTACGTGGTACACGTTTGATTATACGAAAACTGGACCATTCAAATGTTTTAATTACCACAATAAACATAACACCCAACAGTGCCGCAATTGGTATCTGTTCGATAAGTGGTGCCGCCGCTAGTATAAACAACAGCAGGAACAGACTAGCACTTATACCAGACCAACGTCCACGTCCGCCTGATGTGATGTTGATCATGCTCTGTCCAATCATTGCACAACCACCCATACCACCAAAGAACCCTGTAACAGTGTTAGCAACACCTTGCGCTACACACTCTTTGTTGCCACGCCCACGTGTTTGTGTCATTTCATCTATTAGGCGAAGTGTGAGCAAAGATTCAATCAATCCTATAGCGGCCAACACAACTGAGTAAGGCCAAATAATCATAAGTGTTTCGAAGTTAAAAGGAACTGCTGGTATATGGAAACTAGGTAATCCGCCACTGATACTTGCAATGTCTCCTACTACTCTTGTGTCCAGCGCAAATGCCCAAACCAAAATAGACACAACCAGTATTGCTCCCAGTGACGAAGGTATTGCTCCTGTTAGTCGTGGCAAGTACTGAATTATCAACATGGTTACACCAATCAGAGCCAACAGCAAGTACATGGTTGATCCTTGTAACCATGCTACGTCAACAATTGATCCTGCTAGGAATGTGTTGGCTAACCATCCAGGTTCACCATCTACACCAAACTGTTTTAACTGTGCTAGGAAGATAACAATAGCAAGTCCATTAACAAAACCCAGCATAACAGGGTAAGGTACTATGCGTATCAGTTTACCTGCTTTGAGTGCGCCTGCAAGTATCTGAATCATGCCCATGAGAACCACAGTGGCAAACAAATATTCAACACCGTGATTCGCAACCAGTGCCACCATAACCACTGCTAGTGCTCCTGTTGCTCCACTGATCATTCCGGGTCTACCGCCCATAACTGCTGTGATTAATCCTACAATAAAAGCGGCGTAAAGTCCTACCAGTGGTCCAACTCCTGCAACAAATGCAAAAGCAACTGCTTCTGGAACTAATGCTAGTGCAACTGTTAAACCGGATAGTGTATCATTCTTAAGGGAAGCCATGCGGCCAAGTATAGTATTCATGCACGTATTTATTGCGCCAGTAAACCCGATAATAGGGCAAATTTTTATTGTATGTGATCTGCTAGTACGTGTATCTGTAACAGTTGTCTACTAGTAAATTGTTTGTATTTTTTCCAATTACTAGTGCAATGGATTTGTGTTGCTTTGAATGCCGCGCCACCGCCCTGCTCGTAAGTATAGATACCATCTAGATTTAGATAGTCGCAAAAGTAATTTTCATTATGCTCGATTGTATGTTCTAAGTCTTGATGCTCGCTAATGCTACTTATTTTTTTGTTCTTTTTTAATTCCCACAGCCTTATTTTTTTCAATAGTTCTTCGTTATCAACACACTCGTCTTGCCAAACTATAGTTTTAAATTGAGGTACACTATCTAAACTTAAAATAATAGTATATCTCTGATATTCTAACCGATCTTTCATGCAATCGTCTATATGAATATCGTGACAAAAAGATTGTTCTTGGTAGGCGGACCAAATATCGTATGTTTCATTGAAAACTTGGTCTGTTATGCGTTTTATAATACTCCATTGTTCTGTATGGTCAGGAGTAACGTCTAACCTTCTATCTAGTACTTCGTTTTCTATCTCCCAGTTTACATAAGAATTGCTCTTATTTTGTTCCCAGAACATTTTGAAATCATCGCACTCTTTTAACGACAATAAGTTACTATAAGTTTTCATGTGTATATTTATGTTGATTATGTAAGGCAAAACTTGCCAAGTTTTTCATCTTTGACTCACCCATGATATCAAACCTATCGTGGAAACTCAGTGCCCATGCATTCACAGTCTGATTAGGATAGAAATCGCTATGAGCTCGCAGTTTTTGTTTTTTGTACCCTGTGTCTAATAATAATTTCATGTCGGGTAACACATCATGTTCGAAGTTATCAGGTAAGTGTTCATCACGACTGTAACTGTAGTGCATGGTTGGGCGGACACCACGCCAACTGTCCACTACACGTTTAACTCTTTCGTCACTTGGATCAATGTACTCACCTTCTCTACACCAATGATGATGTATGTCCAACACAATAGGTAAAAGGTCTGCTAGTTCAAGACAAGTATCAAGTCCATGCGAGTTTTCTTCGTTCTCAATGGTAATTATGTTACGTGCTTCTGGGCTAAGTTTTTTGTATGCTTGTCTTACACCATCTGGACCTTGCCTACCTGATATATGCACATTACATTTAAAGTCCTGGAACTGTTTACCAAAGCCCATCCATCTGGCCATGTCAGTGTGGTACTCAAACTCTTCTATACTGCGACGTACAATATCCGGGTTATCGCTTGCAAGAACAGTAAACTGGCCAGGATGAAAACTAATCCGCACATCCAAAAGGCGAGCCAAGTCACCGACTTTCGCAAACGCAGTTGAGCAGTACTCACGTACATCAGGATTCCTCCAGTAATAAGACCATTTATCATGAGTGTATACTGGAAGACAATCACTGCCAAGTCTGACCATCCGTAGCTCATCAGGTAATCCTCCTACATATTCTATTAGGTTGTAATACGACTGTATGTTGTGTACCATAATATCCCACAGTCGTTGTTCTGCGACATCACGTGTTTGCCTATCTAGCCAGGACACAGTAGTTGACTTGGTATTGAATGGACGCTGAATCTCTTCAAGTACTTTTTTCTTCTGCGTTTGATCAGGATCCAAGTACTTACATGCAAAGCCAATACGTTTTAGATTTTGTGTAAACATGCGTGTATTATACTGGTTTTTTTATCTGTTGTCAATGCGCAAATAAGTAATACATCGAGAGGATATTTTATGAATCAAATCAAGCAGTTAGTAATTGCCCTAGCATTGTTATTACCTTTATGCAGTTTAGCACAACGTGAATACATTGATGATCCTGCTCTACATATTCACGAACCAATGGACGAATTAACATTCAGGCATGAGGAAATTGATGAAGTTTTAGGTAAGCCTGGTGTATTTGAAGGTTACTGGGAAATAAATGGGCCATACATCAACAATCCCGAAGTTCATATGCGTAGAATGTTGTTCTTTGTGGATTGTTCACCAGAAAACTTTCCTGACAGCAAGCCTGTACATGTTGCTCTAAGTACTATTGCACTAGGTGACGACAGAGGCAACATGATTAAGATTTACTTGATCCCACCTGGCACTGAAGAGTGGATGGATTGGTCCGAAGTAAGTTTTATACAGCAAGAACACATTAGCAAAATTTGTAGATGAAATTCGACGGGCTGTTGCTCGTGGACTGTTGGGAAGATAAATGGATCCATGTGAGCAAGAATTACAAAGCTCGTCAGTTTTACCAAAACATTATCAAGTTCATATCTGAATATTCTTTTGATAATGTATACTTTTTCGCAAACCAAGATTATAGAACACATGAGTGCTTCTATGAACACTTTCAAAATAACATAACTGTAGTTAAAACGGTAACAGAATTAGTAGGGGAAACATTCCTAGTAGGCGGTGCCGCATGGGACATGTGTTTACATGACCCATCAAATCCAAGTTTTACAACTCTCGCAAACGCAGGAAAAACTGTTTACAGTTGCCCTAGTATTGTTGACACAGAAATGGGGTCAACACAAATAGTTACACAAGATACATTCAAGTATGATAGAAGAATACGTTGGGTCAAGCAGAATAACTTATTCTGCGTTTCTTAGTTGGTTGGAAATAAGTCGACATCGTACTTCCAGCGACGGTAGTATCTCTCTTAACCAAGGAATATCTTCGCCTTGTTTTTGTACCCATTGATCCTGCAGTACATAAGCTTCTATTTCTCTTCTGGACCATTCCTGGCAACTAGGTGCTTTACCGTACTTTGCATATTGTAGTGCATGTATCATTTCATGGTACATTATGCTTTGTCCTTCTACTGTGTTTAAATCCACTTCGTCTGCGATGTAGACTATGTTGCCCCACTGGGCGGCAAGTGCATCACATTTATTATTGCACACCACCGATTCAACTTGATCACGTGGGACTATCATGACATGAGGATATTTGTCTGACGTAAAACTGGGTATTTCTATTCCCAAATCTTGTGATGCTTGTTCAAGGAGATTCTTTTCCAAATTGTCATCTGCAAGGCCAACTCCAATTACAAAGCAAATGACAACAAGAACTGTGACTAGTATTTTCTTCATCTCTAATCCCACAAGTTCTGGAGGTAGACTCCAAACAGGCGGAATCCATTTTGTATACGAGCTTCGTGTAATTTCATTCCGTCGTGGTCATAAACCATAGTATGATTGGGTCCGTTCATCAATTCACTGGCGCCGCCTTCTAGTTTCTTCCACTGTATGTCACTTACCCCAGATTGAAACTGTTCTCCCCAGTCGTCATTGATCTTGCTATCAAACGCAAAGATCATTTCATTTAATACCCAGTCCCACCGTTCAAAATACTTGTCGTCAACTTCACCACTTGCACGTTGCTTCTTGGTTAGTTTCTTACCGTGCAGTTCTTTTGGCACATCCTTTAGGTCAACACAAGGGCCGCCGTGTTTGGTTTCTTTAAGTTGCTTGAGCATAGGTAGCACAATATGCGCCAGTGTGTGATCCATACTCCAGGTATCCCACCGATCAATGTGTACTTGGACTGTTTGCTCTTTTTTGCTGTGAATCCAAGCTAAGAACTTAGATAGCAAAGTGTTGTGTCGACCTCGATCCCAACTGGTAATATCACCAACCTCTGCAGCAGGTTCTACACTACCGTGAGCAAGCCATTCACCAAAATTGCGAACCCAGACAGGTTTACCTTTCATTCCGCATTCGTCTTCTACGTCTTTTGTCCAAAAGCAAAGTAGTTCTGCTAGTTGGTATGGGCCAAAATCATTTATATAATTTCCAATTTTCACACGCATTATCTATTCTCCGTACAGTTGTTTTTTATGGGGCCTTTGCCATGCAATCTAAGTAAGCAGCATCACCCGCCTTCATCGGATCTGACTTTAGCTCCAAGACTATTTCAAATCCTTTGCAGGTTGCTTCTTTAACTAGGGTTATTTCGTATTCAGTTTCATCACCATGCCAGAAGTATTTGATATTGTTACAGTTTGTGGCATGCTTCTCAATTCTTAACCAAGCACCTGCCGCGGCAAGTTTGGCTTTGTATACACACAATTCAGGTTGCGCAAACTGTTCCAGGTGCGTTCTTTCTCTCTGCTGTGCATGAGCATGTGGTATCGCAAGTACAGCAACTACTAATAATAATTGTTTTAACATTATTGTTACCCTTTTTGTTGATAACAATGCTAACATTGTTATCCTTTTTTGCCTTGCCATCTGAGCAAGAACTTGCTTGCGTCTGCTACTGTTGGTACCACTATCAATGCGCCTTCCCTATGTCTGCTGCCTTTGGGCAAGTTGTTATCCATCCACCCACAGACTTCAAGTTCGTTGTCTAGCCACCATTGAAAATCATGTATTATGATATAGTAGTCTGGCATGTCATCGTCGAATGGTTCTTCGAGGCTGAATCTGTTACTACGGTCCCAACTGAATTCTACTTTTTTGGTTTTACCGTCTTTATGGATCGTCAATTGATCAGACATAGTTGCTTATAGAAGTTGTTTAGAATAAAACAGTATACTAGTATTTAACTAAAAAGTCAAGTAGAATATAGCCAACCTAGGTTTTCCAAGCGGTGAATCCAGGTAAACACTGGTGTATAAAACTCTATTACCCATTTTCCGTTCCAGCCCAAGTAGGTATGTGGCTGTAATACTGGGTCATTGTGTTCACAATCTTTCGGATACATTGGATAAAACTTGCCTGCCCATTTGAGCCTGTCCAATTTGATGTCATGGATAGCTACGCTGTCAATTTCCACGGCCATGTCAATACCTTGGTCTGGTTTGCTTTCGCTGTAGTCTTTGTTCAGGAACTGTACCCAAAAACTGTGTGGTCCTTTGTCAAAGTCATGGTTAAGAGACAGCATGCAAGGGGTTCTTAGATCTATGGTGTTGATTGTTGTGTTGTCGAACCCGTAACTGATGCGTGGCACAGTCTTGTGTATTATGGGGTTAACACAAACCTCAATGTTTACGTTATACAGAGTATCCATAACTTTTCAAAAAATCTTTGTACTGTGGGTAAAGTGCAATAGCGTTATAGTTGTATTTTTTGTCCCAACGCTGTAGCCATTGAATCAGCTCTACTCTTAGTTCTTCTACGTTATGGGGTGCTTCACTATCTAACATTGTGATCACTCCGCGGCATTCTCTGGCTAACTTTTGTGAAAGCCTAGATGTATCCCTTCCTACTGCTAAAGTTTCGAAACTTGTTTGATCTACATTTGTTTGCAATTTATCTAGTAGCTGTTGATACTTAGGTTTTAGTTGTTGTCTGATATCCCAAGGTAGCACATTCACTGCCATGTATGAAGGGTAAGTTAGTGGCACACTATCAACAGCAAGCCCTAGACTATATGCTTTATCTAAATACTGATAATAATCATTCACACTAAGCAACTGTGGCGCTGATCTAAGTACTACCTGAAACTTGTCTGATTGCAACTCAACAAGTTCGTGTATAGTTTTCCACAGTCCAACGTAATCGCAACCTTGACGAATGTAATCATTTGTTTGGTTAATACTTTCTGCGCTTATTTCTAAATGTGCTAATCTAAACTGTTTAAGTTTTTCTACTAGCTCTAAATTTACATTAGTGCCGTTGGTCACTGTGCTTATACTAATATGGTGATAATTATTTTCCAGTAACCAGTCTATAAGTTGATGGAATCTTTTGTTTATCAAAGGCTCGCCACCAATGACATGCACTCTGTTAAGGCGATCTTTAACAGTGTCTAAGTTAGTTAGCAACTGTTCCCAACTTTGTTTATCTATAACCCAGTTCGGTTTCTTATTGTACTCGATATCCCAGGATCTATATGCACTTGCTATTTTACTACTAGCCTCTGGAATGCACATCTTACATGCAAAGTTGCATTCGTTTCCCAAGTCTATATGCCAGTCTATAGGTAACACATCAGTAGTTCCGTCCGCATGAAACTTTTCGCGCCATGTACTTTGTTCAAAACTTTGTTGGAATGCATTACTGGTATGTTCTGTAAATATGCCCAGTTTGTAGTTCTCTTTGATCCTACGACTTTGGTAACCTTGTGCTTCTTCTTTATAACATACACTGCATTCTTCTAACGGTTGATCCGACAATACTCTGCGTCTAAAGTCTTGCATAGTATCGCTGTCATACCATTGTACTAAACTTGTGTTGTTTAAACTTTCGCCTTTGTTGGGCCGCTTACTTTCGCTACTACATACACCGTAGGAACCATCCCAGTAGAAGTGATGATTGCTCCAAGGTACACTGCAAAATACTTTTTGATTGGCCACTAGTCAATTATGCCAAAGTTTGCCCAGTTGGCTAACCCTAAACAGATCCATCCCATTGGTCCGCCAAGACTAGGGTTGTTGTTCCAGACTACATGTCCTTTTGTACTGGCATAGTTTGGCGCTCGATTGCCTTCTGTAAATCGCATGGCTTGCCCTATGCGTAAATCGTCAACTTTTGTACTTCCGTCTGTGTTTAACACAATATTGTTTTTGTTGTTTGCACTAAGCACCAACGACTGTTTCCTAGGAGTTCCTATGCGTCCTATGTCTGTTTCCTTCTTACCTGTAGTAATTTCAATTTCTTGGTCCCATACTGCTAACGCCGCACTTGGTTCAAACGTGTTAACGCCTACGCGACCCTTAACAGTATACAATGATCCACTCAAAAATGCTTCGCCGGACACTTGCAATTCTTTGAGCATACCCAGTTCTTGTAAATTACTATTGGTTATGTTGGATCCTAGTGCATTACCAATAACAACATCTTTGCCGTTTATGGTTATTTTGTTTAGGTCAAGTCCTTTGTCTTTAATTGTATTAAACACAGTTTTACTAAATCCATCAAATAAGGTTTTGTTAAGTTTACTAACAGTGTTGGTTGATGTAGTATCAATCAGTTCTTGATAAAAACTACAATCCTTGTCCAGTGTTCCATTTATGGTTACGTTACCTTGTACAGTTAAATCTTTTGTAAGCAAATTGTTTTCAACAACTGTTACATCATCTAATATAGTAACTGCAATGTTGGTAGCACGATCGTCGATACCAGTACTGCTGAATTCTGTGATTATACCACCGTGTATGTTGTCTCCACTAAACTTAAATGTAGACAAATCTAACGATTCAGGTTTAATACTTGAATCAGGAAATATAACTTCATTCAATTGATCTTTGACTACTATACTAGTTGCGTTAACTACTGCTTTACCAAAGTCTATTTCTTGGATACGTTGAGCCACTGTTTCTTTAACAGTTTGATCTGTTTGTTTTTGTACTTCCGTAATAGTCTCGTTGATCCGGTCAAAAATACGTGTTTCAAGTTTTTTGCTATCAACATTATACTCGGAGGCTTTTCTATCCAGTGCTTCTGTGGCCGCTTTTTGGATTGCATCAGTAAAGTTAAAGGTAGATAAGCGAGCTTTAATTGAATCAGCTATTAACTGATCAACTTTTTTTGCTACACCTGCTTCTACTTGTTTTACTATTCCGTCTACTATATCAGTTATTTGTGTATTAAGATCCATGCTCACCGTCAAATTGAATTGAAATTACATGTTCGTAATTTTTCTTGATTAAACTCTTGTACATTAAATTCTTATGTACTGTGAAATTAGTTGCTCCTGCATCATAAGCAAACTTTGCCAATTGCTTAAAAAACATTGCACGTCGTGCAAATGGTCCTGCAACATTTATATCACTACCAAGTATCTCATGTACTGTGGTTTTCCAACTGTTTCTATCTTGTAAATCATAATCGTGTAACTCTAAGAATATTTGGTTCTTGCCACTGTTTCTAATCAGTGCAGGAACACTAAACTCACGATCCTTGAAACTTTGATTCTTGTAATCCTTACATGTAGTTATCAAGTATTCCGTGGCTAGGTTACAAATCTCAGCCACTGATAGTTTCTGTCCCTCGTCTGACTCAGCAAACGTAAAGTACTCATCTAGTGCTACTACAACTTGGAAATTGTTTTTGTAGTCGACTAACTGGTCTTCTGGTATATGTATAAACGGAACTTTTCGTTCTGTTAAAAAATTTAAAACCTGTTCGTTTACGTGTGTAACGTAAATCTGTCCCGCTTGCTGAACTAAAATAGCAGGACTAAATCCAATGTATAAAATAGTGTCAGGTACTATGTTGTAGAACTCTCCTACGCCCGACAGTATTTCCTGTTTACGCTTTACTACATCTGCTTGCCTAACATGGTGCTCATATGCATTCAATAAACACCCAGTATATGATTCAAATTTCATTCTGCCACCTGGTTCGCTTTGGTCTACTTCTTTTTTAGTTATTATGTATATTAACTATTTATTAGCAATGTGCGATTTATATCCAGTGTAACACAGTGGAATCCGCCCCCTAGCGTTCTTGAATGTCTCAACTGCATGGGAATTACAATCATTTTATATTTGTTTTCAAGTAACTCTATTAGTTCAGTTTGCGCCCGATCCACAATGACCGTACCAGGTTGTACTACTAACATGTTCATTGCGATCCATTTACTTGCGTATGGGTATTGATAAAAACTTTGAGGAACAACTTCGTTAACAAAGATAACTTCCCAGTCTTTAAATACACTTGGTAGGTTATCCTTGTTAACTCTGTTGCCGTTGACTATGACTATGCCTTCTTGCAGTGGGGTAATGGTGCTGTCTATATGCACTCCGCTGTAAAAATTGCATGTTTGTATAATAGCATCAGGCAACTGTTTTGCCAACCAGGAAATTGCTCTTTTATTTCCGCTTTCACTTTCCAACACCAACAGTGTATCACCAAGGCGACAAACATTGGCAGCGTCAAGTACCATGCCTTGATCGCGTGGCATGCGAATAACTTCGTGTCCTTCAGTGACCATGCCCAGTGCTTCTATTTCCATATCCCTACAGGGATACATCATAGCACAATCAATAATCTTATCACCGTACACCAACAGTCTGTCCCTGGGACAGTAGTTGTACATACCACCAAGTTTTTGGAAGTTCATGTCAGTGGGTCTATGTACAGTAACTCCCCACTGTGTTAGAAATCCAGCGAGGTTATCCAGATCCGCATTGGCCTCATCAATAACCCACTGTGGTACTGGGCCTGTGGGCACTGGGGTTTCTTTCCACAGTGTCTTTTCGCTTTCTTTAGCAAACACAGGATCATCTGTGGGCCAGTTAGCACAATCTGCACGACCAACTACTATTTCCTGTAGTTTGTCCCATTCGTTATAGGTGTGTATCATGTATGTCCTGTTACCTGTAGTGTATAACGCGGCGTCATGCCCAAGTTAGCCGCAATATGTGGTGTGTTGTACTGCCAAGTTATCACAGATCCTTTACTCCAGCCTGTGTGCGGGACGTTATCTATTTCAAGATAATGTCCACTTTGCCAGTCTTCCAAAAACACTATGGATCTCCAAATTGACTGCTCTTGTCCTTTTAGATTAAAGATTTCTATATACTTTTTGTACGTGTCTTGGTGCTTAGGCAAACTTGAGCCTGGCCACATTTTATAGTAACTGGTACAAACATCTTTCCAGTTAAACAGTTTCTCAAATGTGTTAACTATTTGGTTGTTCCAGGTTGGTTGTGGGGAACGCATATCACATAATTGCCCACCGATAGTCCCATTGTACCCCATATTGCGCCAATGTTCTAGTGTTGCACTATCATTGAACTTTTCAATGACGTAATCTAAGTTTTTGTACTCATCATCAATGATATTGCTATCAATATTAAACTGTTTTAAATCTAGTGTTTCCATAATGTATTACTTTATAGTTGTTGTCTATTTTCGGATATGTTCTCCATGGATCAACTATGATGCTTCCTGTAGCAACATCACAATAGAATTCTTGTCGCTTTTTATTTCCAGTATATCCATATGTGACTTGTCTGTTGTGCGCCAGGAATGCTATAACAGGTTGGTCGGTATCGGTTGCTATATCGTTAGTAAGCGGATCAACATAAGCAAAGTCTGTACCTTGTTTTTCCAGGTAATACCCAATCAACAAACTATAACTGCCATCCAGTATATCAACGTCGGGCTTGTATGCTTTGCCCATGATGCGTACCGGCATGTTGTTTTTCTTTTGCAGTGCTGTTAGGTAACTGGCAACATTTTCTGCTTGTTTTTCCCTAGCATGCATCACAGTGTCAAATATATCGTATCCGAGATCTAATCTTTCTGCTAACCAACGCAGTGCAATGTTGTCTCTTGGGTGGCAAGGTCCTGCATCTCCCATGCCTGCTTTCATGTACTTGGGACTTACAATACGCAGTGTGCTACCTGCTAATGCTTCTGTAACCACATCAACATCAATGTTACCGTTCTTCACTGCAACATCCTGTATCATGTTTACCAGGCCAATTTTTGTGCTGATGAATGTGTTGTAAAATATCTTTATGCTTTCTGCTTCATCCCATGTGCCAACATTATACTTGGGATCATTTTCCATTAACGGCTTATAAAAGTTAATAAGTTCTTTTGCGTCACCTGTTTCTGATCCATCTTCTGTACCAATAATAACCATTTCAGGATTAACCATATCCCATGCAACGCTACCCATAGCAATAAGGTAGGGGTTGTAAACAAAACGTGCTTCTGACACACAATCACGCAACTGTGTCCTTGTAGTGCCGGGTAATACTGTGCTGATTAGCACTACTAGTGTTTCCTGTCCAACATGTTGGTTTATGTCTGTTAAAACTTGTTTAACTATAGTATAGTCAAAGTCTTTGTTTGCTAAATGTGTAATAGGTCGACTTCCGTCGTACACAGGATCGTGTGGAGTTTGCACTGCTACGAATACAATGTCTTTGCCTTTAACTGCACCTTCCAGTGAGGGTGATATTTTTATGGTGTCACTTGTTTTGTTGTAAATATCGTAGCCAGTCACAGAATACTGTGTGGCCATTGCTTCAGCACATGGAAGCCCTAATTTACCTAACCCTATAAAACCTATTTGCATTAATGATCTCCGTTGATAAGTTTAGTTTATTTTTATATGAACAGTTATTAAAACCACTGTCGTTGTACGACGCTGGGTTCTTTCCAAGTTTCAGTACTAACATCGAACATTTTATGTACTCCCAGCATTGCGAAGACTTTTACGGTTCAACTGTTGGACGTTGTATTTGGTGGCATGAAGAACCACTAAGTTACAATGACTTAGATCAAGTTCGTTACTTTGATGCGTACCATACGCATACCATTGATCCCGGTCACCCAACTGAAAACTATATATGGCCGTCAAGTCCGTCACACCCTTCAGTTAATATGATGATATCTGATGTTAACTTTCATGTATTAGCTAACTCTGAAGTCAGTCAACAAAAACGAAAGTACCTTAGGGAATGGGGTGTAGCAGATTGGTATTTCTTTTTTCATGGATTTGCGGCTCTTGATTGGTTTAGGAACTATAAGTATCTTGACTATTCATACGTAAAACCTACAAAACTATTTATTTGTTTAAATCACTTGTTGACTAATAATCGTAACTACAGATTATACTTGCTTTCGCAGATAAGTCAAAGAGGCTTAACAGATCTTGGACACATTTCAGCCCCTCTGTTAACAAGTGATTTAGTTAAGAATGAACTGTTCAACACCAACAGTAGATTACCAGTTGACGCCAAGAAGCACATATTTAAACACCTGGCTAAACAAGCAACTCCTAGTGTGCTTGATACTGTTGACTACAACAATGCTAGTGCTGATTTAACATCTTACGGATATGATGCACTGTGGCACGTGGTAACAGAAACTGTATACTATGGTGATAGTTTACACCTTACTGAAAAAATATTCAAACCAATTGTAAGCAAGCGTCCTTTCATACTTGTGGGCGCACCTGGTAACTTGGCATACTTGAAACGTTATGGCTTTCGTACATTCGATCAATGGATAGATGAAAGTTACGACCAAGAACAAGATCCAACATTGCGTATCAACATGATTGTAGAGCAATTGTCTAAACTTAAAAACAAAGACATTGCACAACAGCAGGAACAAATGCAAGAAGTGTTGGAATATAATCATCAACACTTTTACGGAAAGTTCAAAGAAATAATCGTAGATGAACTGTTAGGTAACTTCAAGAAACAGGTCAATTGGTATAACCATGATCGCATAGAACGACATCGCTTACCAAGTGACGTAATTAACTATGAGCAAGTACGAAACTTAATGCTCAGTTAGTCTACTTGGTTGTAGCCACAAATATTCCGTCCCAGGCAGCAGGTAGATCTTGTGTTAGCATATATTCACAGCGTTCAATCCACATATCATAATACCCATCTATTTGTCCATCAAATGAGCCTTTTAGTTTGTTGCATAAAGTGATTGCTTTGTTAAAACTCTGCTCTCTATAATATTGATGCATTTCGATGTGTAACTGTTTGCTTGCTTGCCATGCAGTTGTTTGTTCTTTTTCACCTAGTACAGTGTAGATGCGTATGCCCACAGTTTTACCTTTTACTGCAAGTTCGTCTACCTTTAAGTAAAAGAAATCATTCTTGGTTGCATCGTATGTGGTTTCGCCTACAAGTAACAAACATCCATATTCTTTACACTTGCTCTCAATACGTGCCGCAGTACTAACAGCATCGCCTAACACATCATAACTGTGTCTTGACGTACTACCCATTTCACCCAAGTAACCTAGTCCGCTATTAATGCCAGCACCCATGCCAATCGGTGGTCTTCCTTCTGCTACAATTTTATCATTGAACTTTTCCACTGCTGTAAGCATGTCCAATCCTGTTTTAACTGCTGAGTGATGGTGGCGTGGATCATCGTTGGGTGCATTGTGTACATGCATTGACGCATCACCAATGTACTTTATGATCATTCCGTCACGATCCAGTACTGGTTGCGTAATAGCATCCATGTAGCCGTTCATCAAGTTGGTAAGTCCTTTTACATCATCGCCAAAACTTTCACCTAGTGGAGTAAAGCCACGTAGGTCACTAAAACAAATACTGATTTCACGCTTCATGCCATCCTTGATTAGACCTGGATTCTCTTGAAGCATACGTACCACTGTAGGACTTGCATAGCCTGCAAACTGTTTTTTGATTTCTTGCTTTTGTCTAAACTCATCCATGAAGCGCAGGAATGCCGCTATACTCCATGTGAGGAACACTGCAAATATTGGGAAACTCCAATCCAGCAAATAGCCATCGTTCAAGTATGCTGTCCTACTACCGTAGAATATGCCACCTAATGATACCACAATGCCACCAACACCAAAGTACCAGTTTAGTTTAAGTACCAGTATCATTACTACCAAACTTATTGCCAGTGCTGTTGCCAGTTCACCAAGGTCTGACCACCATGGGCGACTTATGTTGATACCATTAACTATTGTGTAAACACTTGCGGCAATTAAATCATGATCATAACTTCTGCCAACTGGAGTTGCAATGGTGTTGTCCAACCCCGACGCTGTTAAACTTAGTATAACAATACCGCCATTGAAGTTGGGCAAATTGTCAAATGCAAACTCCTGTACTTTGTATTTGTAGTCTACGTAGATGCTACCGTTTGCGTCTGTCTTAATTGTGCTAAACTGTGGGATACGCACTGCTTCCACACCTGCGTCACCCAGCTTCATTTGGTAACTGATGTCACCTGCCAGTACACGCACAATCTCTGTGGGTATGCTGGGAAATATCTGTGCGCTGTCTGTAGGCTCTTTGCTGGGTATGCGAACAACAAGCGGAAGTTTACGTACAACTCCATCAGCTTCTGTACTGCTCAACATCATACCAACGCCCCAAGCACTCTCACCAATTTCTTTTGTTGGACCTATTGCTTGTCCATAACGGAATAGCCAATCTTCCCATGCTTTGCCTGTTGTGCTGTTGTCCTTAATAGCAATGCCACGTGGTACTGGTACACCCTTGCCTCTCAGCGCAGGAACTTGCCCAACAATAACAGGTGCATTCTGTAACAAATCTATAAATGCAGGGTCGCCACCAAAGCGATCTTCCTCAGCAAACAGCATGGGCAGTACCACAAGCCCCGCACCATTCTCGTATAGTCGTATAATTTCATTGGCTAGTATGTCACGAGGCCAAGGCCACTGTCCGTTGCGGTCAATATCATCGTTGTCTATTCTAACCACAGCAATAGGAATGTCGCTGTCTAACTGAATTGTTTCTTGTGGGACACTACGTTGATGTGTGTCCAGTGCTTTGAGGCGGATAACTTCTACTATCCACGGATCCGTCCACCTAATACTCAATACCGCACCCAGGGCGATCAACGCCACTAACCATTTTTTCATGTTTTTTCCTTGACTAGGTATTTAGTTTTGGGTAACTGACACAGAACATCCGCCTACTGTCGCACATGATTGCGATAGGCTATATGTTTGTGCTGTGCTACTGTATTGTGTCAAATCTAAATCTGTTCCGTATGTGCCTGACAGGGAAATTGTTGCTGAATGACTAGCACTTCCACCTTGTATGATATCTACATCATTGTTGCTGTTTGATATTGTTAGGTCTATAGATTTGTCAAAGTTGTATTCTTGTCTTGCGTAAACGTCATTATAGCTACCATAAATGTTAGTAATATTACTATGGTTGTCGCCGCCTGCTCGTTGACTTCCTATGAAACTGTTGTTTGATCCGTGTACATCCAATCTTATATTGTGGCCACCGTATTCTACACTGTCAGGTGATTGAAAAGTACCGTCGGCCTGCACATGATATCCCTGCCCTATTTTAATACTGTTGTTGTTACCAGCAACATGGAATTCAAACCTGTCGCCTTCGCATGCTAATTGGTTGCATAACTGTTTAATGTCCATATCGTTGGAGTCACCGTCTAGGTCGCCTCCCCATCCAGCACCACTGCCCCATGTAGCTGTATACCCAACATAAGCATCATCGCCCTTCTGATCTATAGCCACAGTATTACTGGCACCACCAAAACTGTAATCAATTTCGTTATCACTACCATCCACAGTGACCGTTATGCTATTAGAGTTTCCGCTGGTTACTTGGTCAATAGATATTAAGTTATCAGCACTTGCTGTGCTAATAATTAACGATAGTAATAGTAGCAGTTTATTCATACTCTGCTGGCCCTTTGTGGAAGTGTCCTTCTGTGCAGTGACGCATTTCGTGCAACCACACACGCATGTCAAGATCTGGCTGCACATAAGGTACAAATACCTCACACCATTTCTTGCCTTCTTCTGTTACACTCCAGCGAGCCCATCCTTTAACCTTTGTGGTTTTTCCAGTATACTGTTCCCATGTGGTTTGTATGGTTTCTGGATCCATGATTACAATTTTCATGGTACCATCATAGTATGAGTGTGGTTGATCATAAACATGATGCGGTACACATGCACCTAATAGTAAAACTAAACTAATTTTGATTAATAGTAATAACCGTGTCACTTGCGTTCTCCGTTGTGTGTAATGTTATTGGGCTACCTGCTTGATTCAAGTTCATTTGTGTACTGCTGTTTTGGTCAAGTGTAATGCTAAAAATCCTACCGTCAACGTTTCTATATATAAGCCACTCACCATCCAGCACAATCTGTGTGTTACCTTGTTCATATGCTCCTGGCCTAATAGGATTAGTTGAGAACGAGTCTACCTCTTTAAGCAGTTTTGCATTCATTAAATCTAAAATATTACCCAACATATCAACATCAAGTAGGTTAAAGTCTAGTCTTGTGAACACTAACTCGTCTTCATCTAATTCATTGTTGTCAAGAAGATTAACGTCAAGTTCATTAAAATCTAATATGGACTGTTCACGTTCAGCCTGAGTCTCGTCCTCTTTTTCTTTTGGCTTTTGTACAATTAACAGGTTGTTAATTTGATTTACATCTAGGTCCAATAGGACAGGTGGTGTTGGTACATTTTCTCGTGTGTTGACCATTGTTGCTTGATATGCCTGGTTAAGTATTACCTGCCCTATATCGCTTTCAACAGATATCTCTCCCACAGTGCCATCTGCGTTGGGCAACAGTATAACAAGACTCCTGCCTATTTCGTCTACGGTCATGCTGAATGCAGTACCACGCACACCAATACGTGCTGTTGGTGTTTGTATGTCTACGCTTTGTCTGTTGTTTTTAGCAATCTTACCTGATGCATACTTAACTGTGCCCAAGCCCACTTTCATCTTGAGCTTACTTTTTGTAGGGTCAGCGGCATCATATATGAAATCATCAATGATTAATTTGCTGTGTTTTTCAATTTGTATTTTGGTATCATCATTGAAGCCAATACCAATAATACCGTCGGCGGTGCTTATTGTGTCCAGCATCTCTACACCCAGATCTTTTTCTACTGTGATTTTGTCATTATCGCGTGTAAGTTGTGCAGGGCCGGTTTGTTTTTCAACTGTACCGATCCCTGCATAACACGTACTAATCTGAAACGTTAATAGTAACGCTAGAAGTTGAACCATTTGTGTTAACATCTACTGTACTCGCCTCTGCACCTGATTGAGTAATACTTAGAGTTGAACTGCTGCCGGTATGATTAAGCAGAGTGTCGTGTTGTGAAGCACCACTGTGGGTAACTGTAACGGTGTTGGTACTGCCGTCAATGTCAATGTCTGTGGTTTTGTCTAGGATACTAGTTGCTGTGGAATCCTCAGTTACTGTTATAGTATTACTGCCACTGCCGCTGGTTAGGTCAATGTCTACGTTAACATCGTCAACAAGACTTTGTGTAGCGCCAACGTTTACACCAACAGTGTTTGTGTTGCCTGGATTGGTGATGCTGATTGTAACATCATCACTGCCACCGTTGGTGCCTCCTGTAGTACCTACCTGTATGTCAATGTCTGAACTATTGCCATTAGTGGTTGCTGTTACACTGGCGTTGTCGCCGTAAACATCGTAATCTAATGCATTGCTTGATCCAACTTGGTCAATGTCTAATATGGTGCTGGCGCCATCGCTCTTGCTGTCGTCACCGCTTGCGCCAACGCTGTTTCCAGAACCGTCTTGATCTATAGTGATTGTGGCTGATGATCCAACCTGATCAATATAGATCAAGTTGTCAGCCCATGCCGGACTGCTTATTAATAAAGACATGAATGCTAATGCTATCCTTGTCATGTGTGTCGCTCCTTTTGGGTGGTCCCCATTATACGTGCCAATATCTTAGTATTATCGCACGTTAGTATTTAAATAATAAGTTGCTATCATTAAATATGTATGTTATACGCTAGTCTACGTAATTACTCCATCCTGTTGATTTATCATCTAGCATAGTGTAATCCCATAGTTTTTTACGTTTTCCTTCTTTGGTTAACTCAATTACTGCTTGTTCAACTGCCTGTTTTACTGCATAATTAACTGGTTCATTGGTACTGGTACCTGACTCTACCTCTAGAACTTGTGTGCCTTGATCGTAGAATTTAAACACGTTTATGCCAAGACTAGTGCTTAAAATCGTCTTTTCGGTGCTCACATTTAGCAATACTTCTCCCGACAGTACACTTACCGCTCTAAGCCCTATTGTGACTACATCTACACGCCATTCTTGTTGTGCACCAATGCCCATAACCCTGGCACCAATACCACCTGTAAATTTGTTTGTATCATAACCAATAATGCCGCCTTCGATTATAATACCAGCAAACTTCATTGCACCCAATTTCTGTTTCTCATCAAACTCACTTCGTGCATTACGTATAATC